CCAAAAAAGAGACGATAAAACAAATTATCGAACACAGACGGAAGTGTGTGGATTCGGAGCAAGAACACCGCGAAGCGTTGACGGAATATATTCGGGAGTTTGTAGAACAGAAAAGAGGGAATACAGTGTTGCTTTCGCAACAAACCGGAATCCAAGTATCAAGAATTTCGAATTTGGTCAACAATTCGGGGCGTCCTCCTGGAATGGATGTCCTTTTAAAATTAGCCGAAGAAATTTTAAATCTAAACTTTGTTTAGTTTTAATCATTGACAAAGTTAAACAAAGTTTAGATATTCGCACCTCTGACAACTTAGGAGGTGTGGCATGAACCCCGACCACAATCACGATCACCAAATGGATGATCTCCGTAGCATCGTCCAGTTATCTCAAGACGTGCGATCAGTCCGCAACTGGATAGATGCGCACGAGATCACACGGACCCTGCTGGATGAAGAGGTGGAGTCATGAAGTGCTTGAGAAAAAATTCAGAAATTCCGAATATAGGAATAGAACATGTCTCTAACAGACGAACAAATAAAAAAGACGATCCCCGCGATTATTCGTCAGAGGCGAGAAAGTTTTTCGAAAGAAGAATTCGAAAAACAGATGTTAGTCGATTATATCCGATACTTTGTCAATTTAAAGCGTGGGAATGCGGCATTGCTTGTAAAGGAGACAAAATTTCCTTCTGGGAATTTATCTCGTCTTTTATCGGGCGAGGGTGCGCAACCGTCATTCGACCGAATTCTTCTTATCGCCGAAACCGTTCAAATGCTGCTAAAAAAGCAGCTTTAATTCTTGACAAAAAACCTTCTATAATAGCAGTTTTCTTTTGCTGCTTTAAGGAGGTATTGTCATGACATTACACGAAGACCAGCAAATGCGACCACTCCAAGAATTGGTTCGCAAAATCCAATTAACCGAAGAGGATAACAAACTCATAGACGACTCGCTTGATGACGTTATGCGCACCGCTGAAAAGCAAAAGCAAAACGTAAAAGAGTCTCGTGCACGTTTACGCGCTTTGTTCGTACGTTACAGACAGACAATCAAATACCTCAGTCAGCAGGTTGTGGAGCGCGATACGGTCTTGCTAACACTACGCGCTGAGACAGACGCGATGGCTGCTGTCGTTGAGGACATCAAAAAATCTTACAGAGTGGATGAGGTGGCATAAGATGACAACGAATGCTATTGATTCACAAACATCCTTCGTGGCTTCCGTCTCAAACCAAGTTCCGATGATTTCGGGAAATCAGAGAATAGAAACCCTAAAGGAAAATATTCGGGTAATTCAAACCGTCATGAAGGACGTCATGAAAAACGGTGAACACTATGGTGTAATTCCTGGGACAGGATCAAAGCCGACTCTTCTGAAGTCCGGAGCTGAAAAACTTTCATTCGTTTTCCACCTCGCTACAGAGTATCAAATCAAACAGACCGATCTCCCAAACGGGCATCGTGAATATGAAGTGATTTGCAAACTCACTTCGATCGAGACCGGAAAATATCTCGGATCAGGTGTCGGTATCTGTTCGACGATGGAAAAAAAATATCGTTATCGGAACAATCTGGTCGCCACGTCTGAACCAGTCCCAAAAACCTATTGGGACAAAAAAGACAAGAAGCTTCTTCCCAAAGGGACCGCTCCATTCAAAACCGAAAACGGTTGGTTTATCGCCAAGATAGAACAAATTGAAAATCCGGATATTGCGGATCAGTACAATACTGTCCTGAAGTTGGCAAAAAAGCGGGCACATGTAGACGCCGTTTTAACAGTTACAGCGGCTTCCGATCTCTTTACCCAGGATGTAGAAGATTTTTCCGACGAGGAGAAAGCTGAGACAACCGAGCCACAATCAGAGAAAAGGCCCGAAGCCCAATCGACTCCTCCGAAAGCAAAAAACGTCAACACCAAACAGGCCTCCTCGAAAGCACAGACTCCTACGAGTGCAGAGAGGACCCCGGCCAGTGAAACACCGATCGGTAAACCTGCTACGAAAGAGCATAAAGACGAATTTTTCCAGGGCGATAAGTCGGCCTTTAGGGAAAAATATAATTGTGAGATTCTTCAAATCGACACTCGCGGTTATATCTACGTCCCAATTGGTTCATATGACATCTGGAAAGATACGGGGAAATTAGATCTTTCGGCATGGACAACCGAGAATGAGGCAACCAAGAAATCGGAAAAAATCGTGAACGGAAATGCACAACCCGAACTCGCTGGGGTAGGTGCAGGCACAAAACCAACTGTCAATGATAAAGAAGAGGACTTATTCTGATGTACCCAATAATTCGCAAATCACAAAAACTCCGGGAGAAATTAGATCAATATGACATTGAGCATCTTTCGGCCTCATCGATAAACGACTATATCAATGACCCAGCAAAGTGGGTAATTAAGTATATTCTAAAATTCAAAACTTCGGGCCCTGCAATGTGGAGAGGCAATGCGATCGAGAACGCAATGAAAAACATCATCCTCGCAAATGACAGTAAACAGGATTACAGTATAGACGACGCGGTGAAAACGGGGATTAAGGTTTTTGCAGAGGAGGAAATGGACTGGCTTAAAAAACGAGAGGGTGAGGTTCCCGACACTTATTCCGAAAAATGTCAAACTGAATTCGAATTTATAGAGCCGTCGATTCGTGCGGGATACGAATATTTTAAAGCGATTTCCAAGGCGTCTTTTCAGAAGCGTTTTGATTTTGATCTTGGGATCGAAGTTCCTGCAATCGGTTACATCGATTTTTATGTCGATGGGGAAGGGATCATTGAACTCAAAACTTCGAAACAATTGCAAACAGAGTTAAAATATTCCGTACGTAGGCAAGTGGCGTTGCAGTGCGTTGCAACCAACTCAGACGCTAAGATTGTTTATCTATCACGTCCGACAAAAAACAAATCGCATGAAGGAATCCGAATATTCGAAATGAAACTTGAGGAAGCCAGAGGTCTTGTTGATGAGTATCGAATGGCTGCTCGTGCAATACGAAGGCTTTTGATGAGTACTGATTCAAAAGACGAGATCATTGAGTTTGTATTTCCGAACTATGATTCATTTTCCTGGAACGAGGACGAGAAAGAATTCGCTCAGAAGATTTGGAGTTTCGGAAGAGCGGATGAGGTAGCATAACCAAATTGAATAGAGTTATCTCTGGCACGGCAGAGATAGGGGTATCTCCATAGTTGTAGCCGACCGTGCGCGGCTTTTTATCAAATCGAGTGGAATCACATATGAGCATAGTTAAATTATACGTAGATGACGAGGGCTGGAAGGAATTTGATCTCTCTAACAAAGAGGAATTAAAGAAACGTAATATATTTATCTCCCCCCATGCGCAGATTGGATCAGGAACACGGATAGGAGATGAAGTATGGATTGGATCAGGAACACGGATAGGAGATGAAGTATGGATTGGAGAGGGAGCACGGATTGAAAAGGACGTGTGGATTGGATCAGGAACACGGATAGGAGATGAAGTATGGATTGGATCAGGAACGCGGATTGGAGAGGGAACACGGATTGAAGAGGAGGTAAGAATTGGAGAGGGAACACGGATTGGATACGGAACACAGATTGAAAGTCATACGCGGATAGGAGATGAGGTATGGATTGGAGTCCACGCATGGACTGGACATGGAACACGGATTGAAGACGGGGCAACAATTAAATCTCTAATATTTTCCGGAACACGACAGTTAGTCTCATATTGGGGACAGGATCGAATAGATATAGGATGTAGGGCTATGTCTATTCAGAAGTGGCTCGAAACATATGTCGATATTGGACGTAGAGAAGGCTATACGCAAGAGCAGATCGAAGAATATGGGCATTACATAAACATAATATCAGAGATACATAAAAAAAACATAATGCAACCAGGAAAAATAGGAGAACGTTATGAAAGTTAAGGAACTAATCAAACTCTTGAGTGGAATGGATCCAGATTCAGACGTTGAATACTGCACGGCAAACGGGTCCTCCTCAGGGTACATTGAAGACGCCAGCGAGCAATTCGATAAAACAGTCTGCTTGGACGCAAGAGAAACACATTTATTTGGAGAAGAATGGGATAAGGGCAATGAATCTTGAACTATACTATTACGATTTTATAATACTCCAGCAATATGCAAAACTAACAGCTTGGTATAGTTTTGCAACTGCATGCGTATTTGTCTCGTCGGTTGTTTGTTCGATTTGTGTAAGGACTTTAATAAAACTATGGAAGCCAGTTTAAAATTTTTAATTGGGTTAATAGCAATATCAATTGTGTCTGTGTTTTATTTTTTGCAGTGGATACAAAGTAGGCCGAATAAAATGAACGCTGATGATCTTATAAAAAAATGGAGTAGCATACGCAAAAGTTACCTAACAAAAGAGGACGCGGCTTTAAAAGCCGCAAACTCAACCGAAGCTAAAAATACAAAAGTGGTCTGTTTTTTGGACCCATCAAAGCGACATAAAGGATAGCGAGAGGAAGGATTAATTATATGGTTGTGGATACACAAAACGAGCACATAGACAGCATATTAAAAAAACATAATTTTAGGAAAGTGAGAGATAACGAATGGCATTATGTTGGTACAGTATATACAAAGATGCAGTTGCAATATAAAAATTTAGAATTCTACCACGTTGATTTTTGCAGTAATTTAAAAATAAATATTGGAGATCATATTATAATCGAGACAAACGGCACAAAGAGTTTTGTAACAGATAGTCTGGAGGACCTTGATAGTTATTTAGACAAGACTCTCTACATAGCTCCGCCCTTATCTAAGACAGAGTGTGTTGTATGAGTAATGCTGTATTACAACGCGATACTGTTAATATTAATCCGACTCTAGTTAAGCGTGTATATTTTAGTAAAACACCTATATGCGCAGCAGCGTTTTTGCCTCAAAGCCATATGCGCGTCTACAACGCGATACTGTCGTATCAAGGTGGAATGGACTCTTGGACTGGAACGATCGAGACGATACTAAAACGCGTCAATGGATTCGTATGGCAAGGAAAAGCCTGTAGAGAGATTAAACCGCGTCGTGCGTCTCAGATTATTCAAGACCTTAAAAGATGGGACTGGCTCGAGGTAAAGCGTTCTGGATATTCTAAACCGAACTCATATAAAGCGACAACGCCAACGGACCTTTTGTTTCAGCCGGAACATTCGTATGATGCTGCTCCAATACCACAAAGTCAAATATCTCTCATACTGACGAACGAACCATCAAAAACTAAAACTGTAAAGCAATGCGAAACTGAGATAAAGCCATCCAAGAAATGCGATACTGAGCCGCGTCCTAAGGACGCGATACTGAGCCGCGCTCCAGGGGATGCGACTCTATATAAAGAACTAGAAAAGAATAATAAAGAACTTATACAAACGACAAAAAGCGAAAATGAAAAACAAGAACTGACTGAGGTTATGAATATGAGTACTGCAAAAAACAACGAATTTAAAAAAGATGTATTCCAAATTTTTACAGACTGGTCAAAGAAATATCTGTCTCCTACGACCGTAAAGATAATAGTTTCTGTGAACTCTGGAGAAAGATCTATAGAGGATATGCCTGATAATATAAAAGTATTATATAATAAATTTGTAAATGAAGAGTATCCTAAACTCCCGAGGGCATCATAATGGTAACAAAAATTAAAACTTTAAACAATGACCAATTGGGAGCGTCAATTCGATGGCACCTAAATGCGGGGTATCGGATTGAGCGGACGGTAGAGATTTTTAAAAACCGTGGTGCAACGTTAGACCTGGTTACTGAGATCAGCGAAAAAATGAAACGAGAGCGAGCGATTTTAAGGGGGCTAGGACAATGAACGTTTCTATCGCAATAAATTTTGAATTCAATCCACCTGAGATTCCTGATGACATCATTGACAATAAAACACGGATGTGTTCATTACTCTTACAGGCGAGGGAAGCATATAAGAAAAATATGATGCAGCATTTCGAGGATACGTATCCATTTATAGATACTGATGCCCTTGAATTTTATGCAATGGCACTAGAAACTTCTCTCACAAACCCTGAGGAAATAGAAAAGGCCGTCACCCCAGAAGCGATACTGAAACGAGTCATGATGATGCAACAAGAGATAGGTCAGAGAATGGAAACGGCCGTCATTTTAGATAATATACTGGAAATACTCACAAGGCTGCGACAAGGGTTAGAGAAATGATCAGAAGAGAAATCAAAGAGCGACCTATTTTATTTTCTGGGTATTTTTGGATTTATCCAAGAATTTCTTTTTGGTTGCTTTGGGTATCTATCAACGGACCTGACTCATGGCAATTAAACCCTTGGGTGTGGGTGATTGAGTTTAAGAAATTATGAAACAGCAAATCGAAGTCACACTTGATCAGTTTCTATCCGCATTCGACGAGGGTGTGGAACTGGCCAAAGAAAAACCAGTTGTCACGACTAACGTGCGCGTTGAAGACAGAACGGTTTTTACGGGAGAGAGATTTTATTTGGTTGAATCTCGCAAGACAGGGGACTTGTGTTTTGCATCGCGTTGTCTCGAACAGACAGCAGAACAAGAGGGCTGTTATCAGGTAACCCGTTATTCGGACAATAAACGTCGATGGGTGACGACAGAAGAATTCACGACGCAATTTAAACGACTGAAAGGTAAGCCAGAACGCGTCTACGTTGGCAACGTGTTAGGCGTTGGTCATGATTACAAGCAGGCGGCAATCGAAGATAACGAGTCTGGAACTTTGTTAAGCGAAGTGATTGATAACATGCGAAAAAATAAACAGAGTAGGGAGGTTGCATAGATCAGATGGTTGTCGCAAAAAATCAACGATGGAATTTTGGAAACAAGAGTGCTGGAAAGAAATATAAAAAGAATGAGCCGCGATTCGAAAAATCTCAGTTCGAACCATTGACCGAAAAAATTTTGATTGGAATAGACCCAGGAACCGAAACTGGTTTCGCAATTTGGAATCAAGATTTAAAACAACTAACGCGCGTAATGACGTATTCCGTTTTAAAGGCACAAGACGAGGTCAAGGCATGTTTCGAAAAAGAAAAATCTCTCTGCTTGATCATTGAGGACGCACGAAAACGGAAGTGGTATGGTAAAAACTCTGACGCGAAACGGATGGGTGCCGGAAGCGTTAAACGCGATTGCACGATATGGGTAGAGTTTTGCAACAGAAACGGAATCCCATATCGTCTTGATCACCCGAAGCGTGGATTGACAAAAATCAAAGCCGCGGAATTTAAAATTCTTACAGGCTGGATGAAGAGGACGAGTGAACACGCACGAGTTGCAGCGTTATTAGTATTTGGGCTGGGGCGATTTTGAATAACATTTGCCTTAAGTAAAATTTTGAAGGATAGGAAGGAGTAATGACGATATGAAAGTATTTTTAATGGATGATTACGAATATTGGGCAGCAACATCTTTACGGCAACTGGCACGTTATTTTGCCCACGAAACAGAGAGTACAATTAGAGAATTTATTACGGAGAGAATATCAAAAATTGTTGATATAGATGAGTATTATGTTTGGGAAGATGAAGACGCTATGATAAATCACAGAAGCTCTTACACGACGGAAGAGGATCGATATTGGTTGGAAAAGACGGGAGTCGTAATCACATTTCGAAAATATATAGAACATTGGATCAATTTCGGACATGATACAAATTGCCCCATCCCAATTGCATGTATTGATTAACGGATAAATAGCATGGACAAATTAGAAAATGATAATGTTATTGATTTTAGAGAAATTGGCACATTGTCAGTAGATATTCCAATTGATACATTAATACAATGTGAGCATAATAAGGTAAGTGTTATTAATGGGTCTGCATATCTAAAATGTAGGATTTGCTTGAAAGATATAGATCCGATTTGGTTTCTAAAAAAGATTGCCCTTAAAGAAGGAAGGCAACGTTGGCTTGAAGAAGTTATATCTGATCGGATAAATGATTTAAATCAAAAATTCGAAAATCAAAATAAGTTAAAATGCGAACACTGTGGGAAATTTACAAGGATAATTAAATAGGAGAAGAACTCAATGAGTTATTTCGAAGATATTATAAAAACTGCAACCCCCGCTCGTGTTAGAGTCGATAAAAATGGAAGTCGATATCGAGGTGAAATCGGCTATATTCTTTCAAGCACAGCTAATGGTAAATTTAGAGTCGTTGTTGAAACGGAAGGTAATCCCATAATTATTCTTGAAATTTCCCAGGTAGAACCATGCTGAACTCACAAGAAAGACGCGAGTATATCGCTAAGGAGATTTTAAAATGGAAATTCCTACGCAAACATAATAGCGAATCTGGATTTTATATTATGTCAAATTGGGCATATGATGATAACGGAAGAATAATATCAATGCCTAGAGTGCCCAGAGCAGTGATGGTGGAGAAACTTCCAGATTTCGAATCTCTTCCCGAATGGGTCGGTCCTATCTGTGACGTTGTATTTCCGATGCTCTCGGAAAAAGGCTGGAGTATTTCTTTTCTAGGCAATGGATATGCATCTTTATGCGGTCCACTGGGTTGGGCAATATTGGACATCAGAACTGGTCCAATTTCCACAGTCCTCGTTGACGCTCATATAAAAATAGAAAATGATAAAATGGAAAGTTTTAAAGATGATCTTAAAATCATATCAGATTTTTCGAATGAAGAACTCAATAGCTTGGAATTAGCATTCCATAAAATTCCCCACGAAAAAGAAATTCGTCTGAGTTTTTTTGCGACTTTCGTTGAGGGTGCAAAGGCCTATAGAGATATGCAGACCCAGAATCCAAAAGGAAAACAAAATGGAAATTGAATGTTATTTAATCACGACTCGTCACAAATCGATCTTTGGGGAAAATTGGCTCCTTTTTTGGGGTCCCAAACGATCAGGTTATACCTCTGATCAAAAATCAGCAGGAATCTACAATATAGATTTTAAAAGTAAGTCATTGGACTATCCAATTTGTAAAACATGGGATCAATATTCTAAATTTAAAAAAAGATACGGAGATTTCTATGTTCCGGTGTTCGAAGTAAAAAAGAAATCAAAAGAATTTACCTTAACCGAGGTTCCTCAATGATAAAATTTTTACATAATACGCTCATTTGGTTAAAGCTAAATGATTCTATTCGTTTGATAGGGCATCCATTATTCTCATTTATAACGGTTTACTTAGAGCACTCCTATCGTTTCTGCACTAAACATTTAATTGTGTTAAATTTATATTATATTGCTTATACCGAAACCACACTCAAACGCTTGTATTTCGAATTTGGTTTATTAGGAGTTTGGATAAGCGTTTCGATCAGGTTAAGAAAATGAATGGAAGAGGAAAAACGAAATGGAGAGGGATGAAAAAATCTTACGTTCGCTTGTATCAATTAAGGGTCGGGATTGGGTTGATTGGTTTACGGAAACAGCAAATGATTATGGTTCAATCGGAAATTATCGTGTTATAAAAAACCTGCGAGAAGAACAATTTGAGGAGGAACAGATCGAATGTTTTGGTGCAATTGGAAAAGCTTTTATAGACCAAGACGATCCTGGTGGGGGCGATGATTTTTATGGGACAATTTATTTTAAGCTAAATTCAAAACAACGTTATTTAAAATTTGATTATATTGTTTAAAAAGAAAACGGGAATGGGCAATAGTAAGGAGGAATGATGAACGTTTATGTAATTGCAGAAGATTACGAAGGCGAATATCCCAGGTTGGTATTTGCGAAAACAGAATTAAGGGCCAAGAGGTTGTATTGGGTTAGGGGCGCAAATGAAGAATACTGTGACTTCGATAAATTTTATTACATAAAGAAATTATCATCACAAGAATCATTAAATATACTTAACGTTATTGGAGATGTGCCTGACGGCGGTGTAATAGATCTTGAGGATGATCTTCAAGATAAAAATTATGAAAAACTAAACCCCATTTTACGTAAAACGGGGTGGCGTTATGCACATGAGGAGAAATGTGAAATATGCGGATTGTATCCACTTGGGATGGAAGAGTATCTTTTAAATGATGAGGGCATTTGTAAGCAATGCGTAACTCTAGATGACTAACGACGACATCATCAAACTCATATCGATGTATACGGTAGGTGGTACGGCCGTCGGATACGCTATGATCTATGTATTCGTTTGGTTACCGATGCGGTGGTTTGTGGATGAATGTGTTGGAGACGATGGACAAAATCATGAGTGATGTCAAGACGAGACCAGAGTCACATTATACAAAACGTATATTGCATACATTTGCAAGCGAGAAGTCTGTACTAATCGAGATAGATTATTATTATCCAATTGGGCCACAAGTATCGTTTGTAGTTAGCGGTTATTATAATGGTCAACCTTTAGTCAAAGGAGTATTTTATCGAGATGCAATAGGAGACGTTACAACGTACGAAGAAGTCACAGCATTAACTCGCCTTGAGATAAGAGAACTGACATATAAAATTTACGAAGAAGTGGATAAAGTTTTAGAAATGATTGAATGATTGATGTTGTTTACATAAAAAACAACGCAATATAAAATAGAGGAGTATAATTTGTGAATACAGATAAATTAGAAATCAATGAAAAAAGAAATATTAAAGCATATTCGAGTAAACGAAAGACTGAAGTAACTCAAAATCCGCACTCAAATAAAAATAAGATTATTAATATTAGTAAAAGAAAAGACAGAATAAAAAATAAATCATACTCTAAAGAAATTGAATTGAACCCTTTGAAAAAAAATTTATCAAAAGCAATTTCCAAACATTTGGAAGTAACTATTGAATTGTGTGATAACTTGCAGCCTTATTTACAAGAACATCCATCTGAGTTTTTACAATTATGGAAGGCATATTTAGATTCCATAGCACGCCTGAAAACAAAATGTGATGAAACCTAAATAGATTTTAATATAAATAAGAATCGCATACGTTTACTTAATAAATGACGGTATTTTATTTTGTCATCTGGCAAAAAAATCTCGGGACTATTGTCCCGAGGTAGTTGTAAGCAAGAGAAGAAAAATCAATACAATCTATGGCGCAACAATCAATTCCTTCGTTTCGTCGGTTGGGTTTGCGGCCGATCCTCCGAACCAACTTACAAACCTGTAAACGTATGCGGCTCTAAACGCACTCATTCCATCTTCTAAACAAATTTTTTTTAGAATCTGATCTGCAGTATCACGGTATTTAATGTGGTCTAATTTTTCCTCCCTCATCAATTGATAGAGTGCGTCGTGTACTAGTGACCCTCTCATAAAGGTTTTTGTGTCGAACGTCGGACCGCTTGGGCCATCCCACGCATACCCGGCCTCTATATGCAATAGGCCGTCTGGATCCAAAGAGACAAATGTTTTTATCCGATGTCCGACATGAACTCGGCTATCCGTTTTAATGTTTGTCTGATAATCGTAAGATCGAACAAGTTCGTATTTATAGTTATTTAGATTTTTATAAATTATTCGATCCATTGCTGTCTCCGTCCTTGTTTTTGCCGATAAATCCGATCGCTGCGAACCCCGCTGCTATCGCTAAACAAGCTTGGCTCCAATCCGCCTTGTCGATAAAGACTGATACCACTCCACCGATTACAATCAACACTCCTAAAATTGTTGAGATCCTTCCCTTGGTCGCATTATCAGAGAGATATTTCCAAAGTGATTTTTTATGTTTCGTCATATTATATTTCCTTTATGTATTTTATCCTATTAAGATCCGTTTGTATTGCATTTTGCCCGGTGTCCCAAACGCGTTTAAAACTTCTTTCTTAGGTTTAAATCCAATTGGTGCAACAGAGACATGGACCCAGGTAACACCCGAAGACGTGCCCTCGTTAATCAATTGGTGGAATGGCAAATTGAGTTTAATAATTTCCTCCACGATGTTTTTTGTTGTGAGTCCTTGGACGCAAATGTCAGCTGCTTCGCCACTCATATGTTGCGACGTAATGCTCCCTTTCACTTTCCGGTTTACAGCCGGTGATCGGAATCCTGAGTTTACAATAATCGGTTTATCAATTGCTTGCCTTAGTGGTTCGAGTATTGTTTCACAAAGCCTTTTTAGATTTGCAATTTGGCGTTCATCAGGATTATTCTCAAGACCTGTTTGTGTAACGGTCATTTCTTTTAATGTAAAATTTTCAGTTAGATTCATAATTTTTTCCTAAGTAAAATTCCGATTCCCGTTGCTGCCTCTTCGATTTCTTGTTTTTGAGGGATGCGATTAATTTCTTCATGCCACGATACGGATACAAAACCTTCTATTTTCCCTTTGTATTCGATTTTAGCAAATAAATGTGCTTTGATTTTGTTAAACCGAAATATATCTTTCCAAGCCGATGATTCTGGTAATGTTTCTGTTAGCAGGTAAACGGAATCAGATTCGCAAATAGGTTTAATAATTTCTAACGATTGAGATATACTTTGGTTCGTATAAAAATTATTAAAATCATAAGGGTAAGCCATTCCTGATTTAACTACAATATTTGTGAGAGAAAATTTTTCTACGCCCGTGCCGTTATGATAATATTCACCATTGTGGAATAAAAATACCTTTGCGCGGCTTGCTTTATAATGATCTCGTAAAACAGCAAGCAACTCCTGGACAGACGTATTCCGATTTAATTCTCTCTGAATTTTCCCTCGATCACGATAGGATTTAAGCCATTGCGCGCACTTATCAGATATATATTTTATAACGGTTATAGTTGCTACGCCTGCAACTATACCAGTTTCCGAAAGAATTTCCTCGATCACGGCGGATCCCATCCTGTGTTTATATCAAATGTAAGCAGCTCACTTACGGACGCAGATTGTATCTCGGACTTTAAACTAAACGCGTTTTGTAGCAGACTCGTTTTTCGTTTCGCGCCATCGCCAAGGACCTGCTTAATTTGATCTGCTGTGTGCGCGCGATATTCCCTAAGCCCATTTTGATCTGCGCATTTATACATTACGATTTCGTTAAGTGATACTAGGCCAACTAGGTTTAGCTGGTCGTCTTGATTGCTGTCATACGTATGAGTAGATCCAAGTGCGTTTGACTTAAATCCAGAGACAATCTTAGTAGCACAGATGGCATTAACATTGTTGATGATTTTTTTCCGTAACAGATCAATATCCAATTCCCAACCGTTAGGGGTATAGACTTGGTTTTCTAAGCGATTTCCGGCAATGTCTTTCAACGGCTCTATCTCCGTTTCTGTCTCTACGTCTATTTGCTCTTCCCAACTCTGCAGAACCCTTTCTTTTCCGGTAGCCTTGTTAAATACCGGCTTCGGTTTGAAGTCTTGTGCTACTCCGTCTTTGATCTCTGCTGCAAACGTATCTCCGATTTGCGGATTGTAGTGGAGAGAATATATAATCTCGTGTTGATCTTTTTTGTAATCACCCCACGCGTCCACGCCTGTCAGTTTGTTGGGATATGGGTTTATCCAAATAACTCGTTTATTCGTTTTATCTAATATATAATTCATTATGCTACCCTCACTTTGTATTTTACTGCTACGTATGCAGGGGTGGTTTCGTCTCCGGTTCGGGGAGCTCCATTTTGTCCATCGGACGTAGGCGCACCAACTGAAACATTTATGCCTGCTTGCCCAAGCGCTCCACCAGCGTAACCACTGCCGCCGCTCCCCGCAAACCCACCAGCGCCGTTCGGAACTACGCTCGAAGAATGATAGTGCCTCTGCGCCTGATCCTGTCCCGCAAACCCAACAGCACCACCGTCATAATTCCCACCTGCTGCCTTCGCTCTTGTTCCGTGCACTCCTGCACCTCTTGCAAAAATCCCTCTTCGATCCGGAATATTAAACGTAGTAGACCCATCCCCAAAACTATATTCAACGTTTATAATCATTTCCCCGGTTTGCGAAGATGTAAGGTCTATAATTGCGCCCGTAGAAGTTGCTGAAATCTGAAAGTCATTTGTGGTTGGGTTACGTACATAATAATTAGTTAATGCTGTTACTCCTCCCCCTGTAAAAGAAAACTTTACAAGTTGACCCTCAACACATCCATGATTTGTACAACTGATTCGATCAGTTGATGCAGTTATACCTGTTATATTTTTGCGTACTAAATTCCAGAGTGTAGCGTAAATACCTGTTCGTAAGATCGTTTGTCCATTTGGTGTTTTGTATCTAGATGGATCTAATTGATCAAAAGGGTCTTCACACATGTCACCAAGAACAATCGGGTCTAAAATAACATCACCAGTTTGTCCATTAACTGAACGAACTGGTATTATGAAATCCTCTACTGTGAATAGTGTTCCATTTTTGTTTTTTGGAATCTTTATAGAATTTATAATTTTATTAACTGAAATAATGTTACCAAATGCATTGTCTTTTTTATATTCAAACCACTTAATTCTTCCTGATGTAGGTGTAGGAAAAGAAGCTGTGTTATTATAGTTTTCATAGATTTTAAGTTGGTAAACTTTTCTAGTATTTGCGCTTTGCTGGTAAGAGGAATTAGAAGAAATATTGAAAAATTGTAAATCAACTAGATCTGAGTCTAACGAAACTAATTCAATTTCATAAAATCCCCAAAATGCCTGGGGAGTAGGCTGAAGAGATAAAGATTCTAGGAAATAAATCTCATCGTCTTTTATCATTCCCCCTTTTTTGGTATTAATTGTAGTGGAATTAAAATTTGAAATTTCTCCACCAAACCACTGATATTCTCCAGATTCTAGACAAAATAGTTCTCGAATGAGCATGGTAATTGCTTTAGGATAAACTAATATATCATCTTCAAGACCTGGTGCGAGCCCAACCATTTTAGCGTTAACACGTTGATTTGGATTGTATATTGCTCTCTTAGTGATAGAATTGTTTGTAGCAACGCTGACAGTTGTCATTGATTTTCTCCTATAAAATCTTTATCTAAAAATCCATTATCTAAATGCAAATAACCGAATTCAGGATATTCATTAATTACACCCGCAAAAGCACCAATACCTGCACATTTTATTTGATAAATTGTTCTTAAAAGTGATGCATCAATATCAAAAATCGTATTAAATATTATATAAATTGCATTAGTATGATGAGTAAGAACGGAACCATAAGGTTTGTTTCTTAATACAGGGGTATCAAGATGAGAAACATTCAAAAAAAAACCCAGTTCTTGTGCTTCTTTGATCTCAACGTGATCTAAATCTTTAATTAAATTTTTAATTGCTGGTAGTGTACCGACAATGGATAATAATTTAGAGAGTATTTTGGCTCTATATTCGTAATCAGGCAAATTAGTGTCATTTGCTACTCCTAAAAACTCTCCCCAAGCATTAAGTAAAAATCCACTAGCATTTGTTAAAGTAAATTCATCAACTAAACGCTTGATGAAACGATAATGCCATTCTATTCCATTATAAATTGCACCTTTATTTATATCGTTTATATTTTGAATATGATTCTTTTCTTTGCGGTCAGGATCATAGAATAAAGCTCGAAATACCTTTCCAGATTTATTAAAAAGTGAAAGATACTTATCGATCATGGGGGGTTAATCCTATTAACCAGATTACATATAATTACTCCACCACCACTTCCACCGATTTTAGGTACTGATCCAGAAGAAACAACTATATCCGATGAGAATCCTACAAATCGAATTCTTTGTATATCTGGGTGTGCATTAATACCTGCACTTTTTAAACGATCAAAAATAACATCTTCTCCATTTCTAAGGCGATTTACATAATTTGCAAAATTTTGGTTTACAATAGATATGAGCTGTGAATCTGAAAGTTGAGTAGAAACTAAAACATCTAGTTCATAGTTAAACGAAATTGGCTGAACAGAAAGATTGCTTACAAAAAGTCGAGTTCCAGCAGCTTTATAACCGAAATCTGAACTATTTAATAATCCTGATATTTTATCTCTTACGGTTTGTAAAATATTAGGTGCAGTATTACTCGTACCATCGGATACATAAATATTTATCCATCCTGTTTCTGGCTGGCCATTGTTTGGGTTTATGTTTTCAGTTACATAGCAATCAACAATTCCAGAAATTGATTTCACTCCTGATAAGATTCCAGATAGCGTAGATCTACTTAAATTATTTACAAATTCTTGCCATCTGATTAATCGTTCTTCTTCTGTTTCCTTATCTGTTCCGCCGGTTATTGGGTATGGATTAAAAATACGATCAAAATCAATTAAGATAGTTGGATCAGAAGTTTGAAAAATATCACCACGACCTAAGTTAGTATCAATACTCAGAGGATCTACGTTATATTGAGTGCCAGGCTCTACTGCACGAATGTCTATATCAATTGATGTATGACCAACAACTAATACTGCTGGATTTACTGTTTGATACACTTGCCCGAAAAGTGAAATCGTAAATATCGGAATACTATAATTTGATGTTAAACCTGATTTTTCGAATCTTATAAATCCAGTAGATTTTTTTCCATCAAGAAGACCAAAACCAAATGATTCATAGCACGCATTTCTCTTAGCATATAGATAAGCAGAGTAGAATTCTGAACTCATACGAGACAATACTGCTGCAATTGCCTCAAGAATTGTACGAATTCGAGAGCCTGGTTTAAAATTCGTAAGTCTCACATTGGCCGCAACTAGGTAGCTTACAAAGTTTGCAAATATTCCAGAAAAAGTCCTAGGTGTATATGGACTTGGATCACTCATGGGAAGTGGACAAGAGATAATTGCCTGAAAAAAATCAATTAAAAAATACTTGAAGTTGTATTACGATAGTTTCCTTGTCATATGCCTTAGACAAAAATGGGATCTTTAGCTACAAGTGTAACAAGAGGCACCGGTGGGTTTGAAGCTACCGGTGCATTTAGTTTAGAATTTCAGATGCGTCAATCAACATCGGGCGTTTCTCCTGTGTCTTTTGGAGAATACTTTTTTTTGATTGGTCTTTCGCGGCTGGAGCATTCCTATAATTATAATATATCCGTTACACCTACCTATGGAGGTGCTCAAGTCGTCGATAATGGGAATTCTATCAGTAATATTTTGCTGTCAGGTGAAATTTGGCAGCAATACGAAGGACAACCTGTTCGAAAACCAACCAGTTCCTTTGGAAGTCTATCTGGAGCCGCATCTGCAATTGGTAACGCATTATTGCAAGAACTTGAGGGAATAAATCCAATAAAAAAGTCTGGATATTTAGATTTCTTTGATCTTGTCTATTTAATGCACGAAATTCGAGATGAGTCCAAGGCTGATAATAGAGTTCCGACATTCTCGCCATTTTTTCCGAATGCTAATGATATAAAACTGAAAGCAACCGGAAACACCCCTTTTAATTTCGAAAAAGTAGTCATGATTTTTCACGACTACGATCGGGATGCACATTGGGAAGTTGTATTTGCGGATCATGGAGGATTTAAGATTTCGCAATCAAACGAAGATCCGTTAACGTGGCTTTGGTCCTTAAATTTAATAGGGATCGCCGATCTTTCATCAAGTGCGCCTTTTAGACGTCCCGCGTTACCGGATCCAAAAGCATTAATAAACAATGCAATAATAGCATTTGATAATATACTTACTGACATTTCTGGACCTTTGAAGTATTTTTCTAATGTAACTGATCTATATAAAGACATTACTAATTTAGCAAAAACAATGAAAAATGATCTTAAAATGTTTGAGATTACAAATAAAAATACGTTGAATAAAATCGCTAAATCAGGTGGACCTCTTAAGAAAAAAACAAATCAATTTCACGAACTTTTAAACCAAGTCTATTTCCCAAATCAGATAGTTCCTGAAATGGGAACTTTAGATACCCCTCAAGTCCCGATTACATCTAACTCTACATTGGATGATATAAATAAATCCGAAATGCCATCTTCGGTTTATAATAATATTTTTACGACATCTGTTGTGCCGGAAAATGAATATGTAATTGCGATTGATCCTATGGTAAATTCTGTTTTAGATATTCAACAAGCCCTTGCAGATGTAAGTGCTGCTTTAATTTTAGTTAATAACCAAAATATTTCACAAAACTTTGCTTATATTACTGTAAATCCTGGCATGTCTCTTGAAAGTATATCAAATTTTTACTATGGATCTCCAGAACGCGTTCAAGATTTAATTAGAGACAATGGGATGTTGTTAGTCGGAAGAGGGGATGATATTGTTGGTTTATCAATTCGAGTTCCGTCTCAAAAATCTTATTCTCAAATTGATACAGGTATAATCTCAGAACATCGTATTCTAGACTTTCTACCTCCTGATAAGGCGCAAGAAATTATAGAAAAATGGTATTTTGGAGAAGATATAAGTTTAACAGATGATTATGATATTGATGTCGAATCTGGTGATCTTGCGATAACGAGTGGTTTAGATTGTTTAATTGACGGATGCTTGGATAAACTTAGAATTTTACCTGGTCAAATCCCATTTCATACGGCTATAGGCGCAAGTATTGAGCCGGGTACTGCACCGGATGAACTTTTTAGTTTAGTCATTCCTTCAAGAATTATTCAAAATTTACAATCGGATCTTGGAGTAAAAGACGTTTCAATTACTTCGTTTGAATTCAATGGAGATACGATTGAATACCAAGTTCAGATAAGTCCTATTGGTGATTTCAAAAGTTTTAAATTACGTAGGCGTCGTAATTTTTAATGATTCATTCAATTAAACCAACGTTTAGAGTGTTCTTACTCGGATTTATTCCATACGAAGTAACTTCTGTTTCTAAAAGGTATAGTTACGACGAAATTGTTGCTTTAGAATCGCCAATCGAAATTCCAAGCAATATGATAGCACGCATTAATTTCAAGGATTCCGTATCCGGAGGTTCTTTTAAAATTGATCTTCCTAAAGGTGCTAGAAATGATTTTTTTACAAATGGTCAAAGAATACGTATAAGGGAATTATTTAGACCTGGTCGATTAATTGTTATAACCGAAGATGACAAAACTAAATTTGCTGGTCGTATATCCGAAAGTAGCCATAGAGGGGGCGTGAGAGGTGAATCTGAGTACACTGTTACTGGGGAAGGTCTGGAAGAAGCTATAAGTTCACAAATTTTATTTATAGATTTCGATAATTCTAAACCACCTTCTAACACGATCTCCGTGGAAGTTGCCGCAAAATCACCAGGTAGTAGGTTACAAATAGCTTTACAAACAGTTCTAAACGCGATTAAAGAAACAAAAAGTCCAACGTTAATGATGCAATCCCTTGCGGATTCTGCTATTAAACATTTACTTAGTAATGGTAAGTATGGCGGAAGAGAATTTTTTCAAATGGTGGATACCTTAACTGGACTAGACCAAGAACCTTATACAATTGCTTTTTTGCATACGCTTCAGTGGTTAAATTCTCAAAATTTCGGGAACACTCTTTCTATTTGGTCACTGATGGAGTCTTTGGCAAAACCTCCGCTCTATGAGCTTTTTTTCCATTATGATCAATCTGTAGATTTTTATATCAGTGGCGAGAATAAGTCACTATTTATACCTAAAAAATATGAATCGGTTAAAATTACTTCCCCTGATACGTTGATTGGAACACTTGTGTATCGTAAAACACCTTTCCAATTTCTGGATTCTGTTTCTCTTTCTAAAGATACAATGCAAGGTCTTGTTGTGGAGGTGGATCAAAGTTATATTAGTAATTTTGAATTAACAGAATCAACTGCTGATATTTTTTCAGGTGTCCATGTCAATGTAGGTATATTCGATAATATAATGGGACTTATGTTAAACCCTGTCACATATAGCCCTCAACTTCTTGCAGAATTTGGGCAACGTGTTTTATCTATCGTTCTTGATGGGTCCGGTTTTCCGAAAGAGGTAGATACAGCAGCCGCACAAAGTACATTCAATCTAAAACTAAATGAAATGCAAGCTAAGATCTTTAATACTTTCGGAACCGGAGAAAGAATTTTTTCAGGATCTTTTTCAGGTGGATACTTTCGAGGTGTTTCCAAAGGCATGATTATGGAAATAGTCAATAAAGATGGAGGAGTGCAATCTAGATCACTTAACGGAGATTTAGAAATTTATGATCCAAGATTCTATATTACTGGTATAGATGTAACTTGGATACCAGGTGCAGGGAAAGCAGATCAAACTATTTCTGTAAAATGGGGGAAAAGAAAATTAGATCCTATGTGGGACCAAAAAACAATTTCTTAAGTTTGGATTTCTTTTTATAGCTTATCCCAATTCGGAACCTTACCATCAACCTTTGTTTCAGTAAGTAAATTTTGAAAGTCAGAAAAAATTTGCTTCTTTGCTTTACCTTTGTAATATTTTGAAAAATATTGAGAAGTTTCAAGATCTTGAATTTCTTTTGTAAACGCATACAATGCTAATTGATTGATAGAGATACCTTGTTGTTCTGCAATTTTTTCTATTTTATGTTTTAAATCTATAGGAATTCTAATTGTCAATACACTATATTTTGTTTTCATGATTCTCTCTCCAATATTTCTATTTTTATTGAATGGGTAATAGGGACTTCGTTTATTGATTTTAGGACCAAAAAGATTACATTTGTTATATAATTTATAGTGGACAAATTTTTTTAAAAGTAAATAAATACAAATGCTCTTATTCTAAAAGATATGAATGATTTACGTAGAAAGGAAATAAATGCCAAAGCTGACGAACTTAGAATGTTTCTGGAATTAAAAGTTCCATTAGATCTAGTTCAATCGGTTGAAAAATTAGGCGGGAGAGTATTTGAGGATGAGAGTTTACCTTTCGAAGCTTTGATAAAAAAGGACGAGAAAAGCAATAAATTTGAAATACGCTTACAAGGTAATCACTCTGAAGTCAGGAAGCGTTTTTCAATTGCTCATGAAATAGCCCATTTAATTTTACACATGAATTATGATTACAAAAATCATTCATGGCTGGGTGAAACCGAATATAAAGATTCTGTTTTATATCGATATGGATTTACAAAAGAAGAATATGAAGCTAATGAGTTTGCAGCAGCATTCTTAATGCCAGCAGAAGAATTTAAATTAATTTCTAATAAAAACTATCATTCAGAAAGTGAAATATACAAAATTAAACCAATTGCAGAGTATTTTAAAGTATCAATGGATGCGGTAAAAAATAGAGGCCGTTGGTTACAGATTTTTGCCTGGGATTAATTCTTGTTATATGTAGATCATATATTATTTTTTTCTTTGGATTTGGTTAATTCGACTGAGTATAAGACATTAAATCCAAAAGAATGGCCAACAGTATTTCAAAAATTTTATGAAATAGCCGATAACAAACTTCGAGAAAAATTCTCTAGAATTAAAGTCTGGAAATATATAGGCGATGAAGTTTTATATTATTTACGAATAAATTCATTAAAAGATATTTTTGACGCTCCAGTTTGTTTTTACGAAGTTCTACAGGAAAGTATTGCATCATTACATAAACATAAACCAGAATCTAAAAGAATATTGTCAATAAAAGCAACTCTTTGGATGGCTAAGGTTGGAAAGATTCCTTCGTTAAATCAAGAAGAAGCTGAAAATATTTTTAAGCATGGAAATTTTCAAAATATCATAATCTCATCCGAAAACTCATTTAAGACTGATATTGAAGATTTTCTTGGTCCAGATATTGATACTGGATTCCGTATTTCAAAATATTCTTTTAAAGGAAAACTTGTTATCTCTGCTAACATTGCTTATATCTTGTATAAATTTCGAGAAGAAGTATATAGTAACTATAAATATGCACCAGAAGATCGATTAAGAATTTTATATTTAAAAAAGTTAAAAGGAATTTGGAATGGTAGAGCCTATCCAATTATTTGGTATCAAACTGATTGGGATTATAAAAAAGTATTCTCTTACGATGATCATTTACATACTGAATATGCAGACTTTGTAAAAGAAATTTTAATTACAAAGCAAACGAAGCTAAAAGTTATTCAAAGGATTTCCGATGAAATTGGTTTTAATGAAGTATTAGATTGTTCAATTAAAGAAATTCAAGAAAATAGTAAGAAAATTGAAGAAGATGAGATTAAACCTATTTCTTTACCAATAAAAAATACGCGAAATAAATATTTGGAATATCGTATGAAAACTGAATAAAAAATCAGAATTCTAGTTTTGAATACCAGTCTTCTAATTCTTCTGTTTTTGATTCGTCTATATAAAATCGATAATCTTTAAATTCACAACCACAATATGGATGCACAGGCGCACAAAGCTGATATGATTTTGCATTTCTCCCAACATTATTCTTTCCAGGCCATGCAGCTATTTTCACTCCATGCGGATCGTGTATAACCGTATCATCTCCTCCGAAATATTCAGAATTTTCGAAATCAGAGTAACTTGCAAATAGTCTAACTTTAGTACCCCAATGCGATGAACAAAAGTTACAAGAATTTGTAACTTCGCTTGATTTTAAGTATGTTCCAGCACTTTCCTTAGTGGAGTAGTGTTCATGTTCTGATTCTGAAAAATGATCCCAAAAATTCATATTAGTAATGTTTTATAATTTCTGAAAGAATTTGCGGTAACGTGGTTTTTAGTTGATTCAATTTGTTAGTTGCTGATACAAAGGAACTCAAATTATTCGGTGCTGAAGACGGACTTCCTGGTGCTGTACAATTTACTGTAAGCAAGGTAAGTGCATTTGAGATTTCGACTAGTATATCTATGAGATCTTCTAACTTTTTTTTCAAAGTTTCTCCTTGTGTGGCATGCTCTAGTTTATTTACAATAGGTGGATTCGAAAGATCGATCTGAAATCTTATCTGATTTAATTGATCCACATGTTTCAATAAGTTATCTGTCCAAATAGTCTTGTGTCCTGATTCATGACCAGTCGAAACTTCTTCGCTATCATAATCTAAATTTTTACTTAAATTCGTCTGAGTGGATACCCCAGCCGGGAATGGGTAAATTGCCAATATAATTGGATTGTCTCTTTTATTTTGAATGAATCCAAGTAGGCATAATTGTCCTTTCTTAAATCCAGGTTTGTGACCGGAAAAAAATCCGGTTATTCCATAATATGGGCCTGGTAATCGAATCTTCTTCAGTCTTTCACCAGTAAATAATCTTATATCTGCACGATATTTAAATAGTCCTGAATGCAAAGTTTCTATTTCCGCCAATTCAAACCCGTTTTGAATTGAGGGATTATTTGGCCCATTTCCAGTAAATTGGACTTTTTTTTGATTAGTGAATGAATCAAATAACTTTCGTTTCACAGATTAGAGGACAAGTTTAGAAATATTTTAAATAATCAAGTAATTTATCGATTGACCAAGGTGTATTGAATTTTAACCCTACTCATGTCCTAGAGAGGTCAAGATGAAATATTCTGTTTTTATTCTATTATTAATTACGTTTTCTTTCTCTATCTACTCCGATAACCAAACAGCTAATAATGATTCCGAACTACAAACCAAACAAGAAGAACAAGAGAAAAGAAACGTTCAAAGAGATGAATATCTAAAAGTTATTAAACTCTTTGAGGGCCTAAAACAATATAGAATTAAATATGGTGATAACGATGTTCTTAAAGAGAATAAAAACAAAGAAATAGAGAAAGAAATTGAATCTCTAAATATAAAATTAAAAGGGAATTCTTTTAAATTATCAAATGCAATTGCAACATCTGTTGAGGAAAATAAAAGTTCAGGTAAAAACCTAAATAAAAAATCAAGTGAATTCATTATTATTTATAAAGGAAATGAAGAATCAAACAGAAATGTATCAGATTATTATGGAACAGGTATGTCAAGTGAAGAAATTATTAATACAGTTGATATTATTGACCATATTGAAGTTATAATAGTAAAAACAATACAATCAAAGCAAGAAGCTATTGATATAAAAATTGGTGAGTCATATTCTGTATCTGGAAAAATTGATAAGATTAGAATCAGCAATGCTGGTAGGGGTATAAATCGTTACGGAATTTACTTATATATAAAGTAGCGAGGTTTTTATTCAATTTAAAAATAACTTTCAATTTCGCGAACTTTTTCTGCTGCTTTCTGGCTTAGATTTATTAATAAATCAAATACCATATCTTGCGTATCGCTTGCCTTCTCAAATAAATCTTTAATTTTTTCATCCCTTCCAGCGATTATATCATCTAATTTATTTGCTCGTTCTCTATATGCTTGCCCTTCAATCTTTGAAATTTTATCCCCAGCAATGGCCCCTTTTTCGTCTGCTGATGTCTCATTGTCCAAATCAAAGAAATTGCTGATTTTTGACTTTTTTTTCATATCGAACGATTCGGTCGCTGTAGTAATTCCCAACTGATTGAGTAGTAAACCATTTGTCTCGTCACTAAGCCCAAGACCAGACATAAAATCTCTAATGGTTTTCACATTGTCTTTATTCGAAATTCCACGTTCTGCCAATGCTTTGGCTTCCAAAGCAGATTTACCTGAAGCCATGTGCTCACTTACTAAAACTGAATTAAAAAAGTTTCCGCTCTTGGATACATTATCATTTAGATTTTGGTAAACGGAATTAGCGCGATTATCACGAATTCCTAAACCAACAATGTTTGAAAATGTTCTAGAAATATCAGCTGCACTTTGCGTTCCCATTCCGGAGTTGTATGCAGACTCAGAAGCAGAGGTAATATGTGTCAAAAATTCAGACTGTCTCAAACCGGAAAATCCAGATCGAATTGCATCTGATAATATCTTTTTTAATTCAGAATCATTTTCACCAAACTCACCGTATTTATTTAATTTCGCAAACAATTCCGAACCCTGGGTTCCACCAATTCCCTGAGAAAGCCCAAACTGAATTCCTAATTTATTTTTGGATATATCAGCAATTGCATCACCACCAAGGATTCGTGATCTAGATACTCCTATTTGTGCAAGTTCAGCATTTCTTACTAATCCCCCACCTCCGCCCTTGTATCCGCCATATACATCTAATGTAGAATCTTGTGATTGCATGGTTTGTTGATACATACCAGCCATAGAAGATATAATTGAAGCTGCGGCACCTACAACAGCACCTACGCCAAACGCAGCTGGTGCGATAGCGGCGCCTACTTTAGATAACATAGAAGATTTATTTTCAGTTTGTGGAGACGCGGCTGGTTCGGCTGTAGGAATCCCACGATCTGGAAATACGAATTTCCCACCATAAGTTCTACCTCCTCCCATGCCACCACCACTTAGAGGACCAACAATTTTATCAATCTTTGCTTCCCTTATGATTAGTTTGTCGTATTTTCCGCCTGATCCAATTGAATCCAAGGGCACTTTTGGAAGAAAATCTTCATGAATTTTCTTATTTCTATTATTATGATAATCTTTGAAAACATCTTTGAATTTCTTAGCAGATTCTATTTTTCTCGAAATAATTCCAGAAAATCTACCCGAACGTAATTCGTTAATATCAGACTCTATACCTGTGCCAGTGTTATCCCCAGTCTGATAGCCTTCTGTTGCAGTTTTATTTTTATCTTTTTTCTTACTATTTTTTTTAGAAGATGAGGATGATGGTGGATCGGCTGCAGATGGAACCCTAGGAGCATTTTTTAACCGATCAAATTCAGCACGCATCTCAGGAGATAGTTTATCAAAAATTCTTTTTGCAATCTCATCAGCGTTAACTTTAACTGATTTACTCATATTCAAACTCTCTCTTTTAATTTTTCAAGATCTGCAATTCTTTCTTTTTTAATTGCTTCGCCAAGCGACCTCGCACGACCTTCTGGCCACGATTCGATTTGCCATTTTTCTAGGAACGATTTGTAACTATTAGATTTTACAGAATCAATTTCTAATTGTATATCTAATTTCTTTTTGAATCTGTCCAAACGATCAGATAGAAAAGAATCCGCATACATTAATGCGAGTTTCTCTTCTGGTTCAATATCATCTAGATTATTCCACTCTTTCGGCAACATCCGATAATTTAGGAGTAGATACAGATCCAAAAGGAAGGTTTGATTCGACTGAATCAGTTTTTTTAGATAATGGGGATCGGTTATTTTTTTTTAACTCATCCTCATAGGACTTTTCAAAAGTTTTGTATTTATTCCAAATCTTCAAAATTACCTGATCGGGAAGATCACCAAAATCTATACCGTCCAATTCTTTCGGTTTGGTTGTTAAAATTTTATTAAAAGTCACACAAATTAATTCAATAGCATACGCATCTGACGAAATAGAACCAAGTGGGACAAAATTCAGCCTTTGAGCGACTTCGATTTCAATATCTCGTTTTTCACTTCTACGGGGAAAATTCCCTGCAAAAATGTGTCCTTCTAATTCAAATGAAAAACTTCTTTCTACTCCCGGAAATAAACCCATCAGTTATAAGCCTCTTTTTTTTGGATGCGAAGAATTTTCATGGAAATATTAGAAGCACTTGGAGTATCCGTATTAACACCTGTTCTTCTTGAATCTAATTTACATATAGCACGTAAAATTCTGCGGTCTGTGCCTTTTTCTCTAAATTCAAGAAGATTCCCTCTATGAGTAATAATATTCGAAAGATCTGGTAATGTTTTCACTGTACCAGGGTCCTTATCATCAGTTATAATAAATATCTTACCAGCTAAATCCCCTTCAAAACGCATTGGTTTAATTGCTACTGGAAAATATTGACCTACCACATAAATTGGAGTTTGATTATAATTCTCATTTAATTCAATTTCATTAATATACGCGACAACATTTCCATCAATATAAACTTCCGCGTTAGAGCCGACAAGTATTGATGGATCAGGAAGATCTTCCGGGAGTTGTGGGTCAGCCATGTTATACCTTACCTCTCAATGGTTTTAAAGAAAGAATATAGAAAATGAAATTCAAAGGAGTTGTAACGTTACCTTCTAAATCCAAGAAAGACCAAGTGTCCCCATTGACTTGAATGGAGAAATTTTTCTTATATGCTTCTACGCCGAGAGACGCAGAACCAAGTAAATATCCTTGTTGAACAAAATACTCAAGTTTACCTTCGATATAGTTGAGAACATCCGGAACGCGAACTCCAGAAACTGGAGAAGAATCATCGACCATGCTTTGACCGATAAATTTCGCATTAAAGCCAACTCTAAGTTCACGCACCATGGTTAACGCAGTTGCAACTGAAGACTTTTCATTTAAGATCAAATCATCTCTTCGCTCGGTTGTGACAGATCTGGAGATTGCCCATGAATTGTCTGAAGGTTTTTGATCTAGAATTAAAGCACCAGCCTTGATACAAGAATCCCTGACAGCCGTATCTCTAGAGATATATTCTGCACTTTTAAGTATATTGAGCGATTTCCAAGTTGGAGAAATTCTTGGAGAGTTAGCAGCGGAAATTGCATTATCTATTACGGAAAGATAATATCCAGGAAGCGTTTGCTCTATTCCATTTATATCAAAATCCCTAAACGATTCTAAACCATACGTCATCCAATATGTACCAAGCGTTCTAGCTTCGTCTAGTCTTTGTGATACAGGCAAAACACCATCCGCACCACAACCACCAATTGTTTCTGATCCGATTTCCGGTGAAATCATATCAAAACAAACTTGTTTAAAATAAATTTTATCAGAAAGGGTAGAGGAAAGAATATTGCGATATAAACCAGAGACTTTTTTAGAAAAGGTGATTGCATCTTTTAGATCAGATGTTGATGGCACACCAGCAAGTCCACCCTGAGTAAAATACTTAAACATAGTTGAACCAGCGAATGGCTTACGAACAGGACCCAAAACAACTTCACCGAGACCAGTACCCTCGATAAAATTTTGTTCCATAAATAAATCCGCATAAATTGAAACACTTGTTGGCGCTTTTACTGAAATCGCTTCGGAAGTTTCGATATGATCAAGATTTGCAGCCAAGAATTCTGGGGATTCAAAAAGGGTAGCAACGTAACCAACTTGTGAATTGATTTGATCTACTATTTCGCCGATTGTAGGATAGTCAGAAAAACTGATTACGATTGATTGAGAATTATCTGTAGCACCGGCTAATGTTATTTTTAGATTTAAAGCATCGATTTCTAAAAGTGCAGAAGTGCCGTTACCTATATAAGAAATTGTGAAAGCTATCTTCTCTAATTTCCTTGACGTTTGAATGTTTTTATCATCACCGATTTGGATTATTTTTTCTATAGAGTTTTTAAAGAATCGGATCTTTTTACCATTGGGCCCAGGAATTGGATAAGAGATCCTATGAGTTTGGCTAATTTTTAAGCTAGTGAAGTCATTAAACGCTTTTGTATTAGGACATATATTTATAAATTTAATAAGTTGCGGACCTTGTGCAAGACTATCATCACTAGACGGAAAAGAAGCGAGTTTGATAGCTTGTAGCAACTCGCCGCTTCCTAAAATACTCTTTGCTTGATTGTAACCGCTTACTCCGCCGGAAACAGTATAGAATCGCTGTTCATCTCTTAGAGATGAATCATTAAAATAAACTCCATTTGCAGCTTTACCAATTAGCACCAAAGTGAATTTATCTGCACCTGCACCTGGATTAGCACCAATGCTTTGAAACTTCCCTCGAGCACCTGGGGCTACGTATGCTCTACCTTGAAATTCACTTCCTGAGGTACCCATTATTTAGCCCCACCTTTAATTTCTTCAGTAGCCGTATTTCTTATATCTCCCTTTGGCTCTTGACCATGAAAAAAAAGATCATAAGCTTGTTTCACATCGTATTCATTTTTTAACTCATTAAATTTCCTAAAATTTAATGCGCAAAAAGCCCGAAAAGTTTGCGCCATTGAGTATCGAGAAAGCTCACTTGTTTCAGAGATAAACTTTTCTAAACAACTTTGTGCATTTCCTGAAGGAATAGAAGTGGAAGATTTCTCATTGCCAGCCATAGAACTGGGGACAAAAGAAGAGTTATAAAAAAAAATCAATCAGATTTTTTTTGGATCATGAGAATAATTTTTTATTTTCCCATGTAGTGCTTGGAATTTGATTCCATCTTGAAACGTTGATTCCGTTACATCTCTATCGAAGAAAACATGTGCTTTAGAAATGAATGGTTCTTTGCTAAATTTATAAACTCGAACCAATTGTGAGATGATGATCGAAAATTCAAAACCCCAACAGCCACGCATAATCTCAGGTGCCTCAATATTTGCTTGAAGTCTCCCATCGATACGAGCAGAAACCCGATAATTCTTATAAATGCGTGCAAATAAAAAAGGGAGTAGGGCAGTTACTATTCTGTAAAGATCGTTACTGATACGCCTCCCCAAAATTCCGCCGCCCCCCCATCCGGTAATCATAACATTTGAGTCAACGCGCGTTGTGTAATATTCTACTGTCCGGAAATTCCCATTAAGAACTTTATCAAATTGTTTGAAATCAGGGTTTTCAAACTGTGAATTATGACGATCTCTATAAAACTGTAATTTACGTTTTATTTGATCATTATAATCAGAATACTGAAGGCTCATTCCTAGCTCTGTTGAAATATCATCATTCTGAAATTCAACTCCAATCTTTGGAAAAAAACTATTATTGGCATTTTCACCAGAACTTGCATAGGTATATAAAGGATGACCATAGGCTACTATGTCTTTGGGCTCAATGGAGCGTTCTTCCAATCCGCTTTCATCCAGTAATTTTGAAAGTTCTTCAATGATTCTTTGTTCCGGATCACATTGATAAAGGCAAAGTATCATATTTTTTTCTTCTTTAAATAGGCTTCTTTTAAATCTAAAGTTAATGCTTCTGCTAGGTTTTTTAAGAATTCTGAATTTCTTAAAATCCTATCCGCTTCTTCTTGCATTCTTTGGACAAATTTTTGTCCTTTAATTTCTGGGTAAGGCTCCCAATTCGAATCTTCCGTTAACACTACCATCTTGCTAGCACTGGTGGAGCTTCCACCTCGTTCATTTAACTGCTGAAATTTTACAGTGTTTGAACGTGAATTTCTTTCAACCTTTTCGATCGAATATGAATTTCTTTTAACCTTTCCGCCCATTGGAGAAGAAACTTTTGAAGTCGAAAGGATCTTCAATACAGAAGAAGCAGATTCTTTTTCTTTTCCTTTCATTGGTATAATCAAAAATTTCTTACCCCTTGCATTAATTCTAACTTTCTTGGAATTAGATAGTAAATAAGAAGCAATATCAAAAGCACGCCTTCCGGTTTCAGCAACCTTTTCGAAATTATAAGCAGACTGATTGCTATCATAATAAATTCTAAATCCTAAACCGAATTTTTTTATTTTGATTTGTCCATTTGCTAGATATTGTTGTCCCCACCAACCTAATCCGCCATTTTTGATGGAAACTTCAGAACGTTTTCCAGCCATAAATTCCCATTTTTCTCGTATTTCAATCGCTACAGAACCAAGTACCGCGTAAAAACGAGGAAACATAGCAGGGTTAGATTTTATTTTACTCAAAATAGAATCTAACATCTTTTTGAAAATTTGTTAGAAAGTGCTTCAATTGATTTTACACGATTATAATATACCGGAAATTTCTGTAAAAGTTCTGGATAATTCTTAAGGACTTTAACAGGAATTTTTTCTCCTGCTTTCATTGCATTTTCAACGAACTCTCTATCTTCTTCTGGAGAAGCATCACTATGTTCTTTGGCTGAAATTAACCTCCAGCCATTCCCTTCTTTTTCGTAAGTATTTCCATCTGAAAAGGTATGGATGTTGTTTGGATTATCTGATTCAGAACCTTTTATGAATTGATAAGTAAAAATTGGTCTTGTTTCAAAAGATTTTGCATAAGCCAAATCATGTGGTGCAAAAAGAAATTCGCTTCCCGATGGAAGTTTTATTTTGATCATATTATCAACCTTACCCAAAACCTCAGCGATATGACCTCGATTGATTTTACCATTATTTGGTCGTTCAACTCTAACAATATCTCCAGGAATAGCGTATTTCACATCGTTTATTTGTGCACGTTTTTCTGGAGGAGTTCTAGCGATTCTTTCCCTATTCCTCTCTTTTGCTTTTTGTTCAAATTCTTTCCAGCGTCCAAGAACTTCGACGGCTTTTTGTTCGTGTGTAACTGCATGAGACTTAGAACTTCCAGAGGAAGTCTGAACTTTTCCAGTTGGCTTGAAGTTCTGAGAAGATTCTTTCCCTTTTCCTACTGACTTCCAATCACCACTCGAAGTTTTTTCATGTTGAAGGCCATCATTCCAAGTTCTTCTTTCTCCAACTTGTGCAGCTTGTGATTTGTGAAAAAAAGCTTCTACTTTTTTTCTCGTATCTGAATTATTAAGCCAACAAATAAATTGATTGATAGTCATAGAGACATGATCTCCATATCCTTTCCAACCTTTTTCATAACAAGAATTGTATCCGACTATTGCTTCATATTCTGAATCAAATCCGAGCATAACTTTGTGTTCATCAAACTTACTTGTATTTGGGTCAATTTGATTGATTACAAAAACGATTTCAGATTTTGGATTCGGTCCTATAAAAACATCCACATGATCTCCATCATTTCCAGTCGAACCCTTTATATATCCATAATGGTGATTCATTTTAGTTTCCCAAGATTTACCATCCGAGTCGATTCCTTTTCGACTGGTTCCGGCTGGATTCTCAATTGTAATGGGAAGATTGTGAATCTTGATATGTTTTTTTTTATAATTGCCAGCTTTCTTTTGTGCTTCAGTGGGACTTGAGTTTACATCTTCCTTACTTATTTTTAAGGAAGATGACTTTTTGTATTCTTTCGCATCTACCCATGATGCGAAATTCTGAATTTCTTCTGTCTCTGGAAAGATCCCTTGAAACTGAATTCCGCGGTCATCCAAATATAAATGTGCAGGAATTTTATCCGCAGAATACTGAAAAAGATTAGAAAATTTACTCATTTTTGGAACGCCAAGATTTCGGGCGTATCTTGATTGCCTCCACTCACTTTGATGGGTATCAAAAAAATTTTTTATAGCTTTAATGCCTTTTTCTTCCAAACAACGGGTAGAATGAATTACTATGTAGAAAAGATTAGAATTTTTGAATAACCAATCAAATGCGCCCTCAACCGGAGGATCCGGTATATTATCGATTCCTTGCCATCCGCTCGAATAAGAATGGATAACTCCATCGAAGTCTACACAAATCGTTTTCTTACCTTCAGACTTCTTGTATTTTTTTTTAAAGAATCCTTTAAAATCCTTTTGAAAACTATTTTTCTTAAACTTAGATAAAGAATCTTTTATTGTAGCAGCACCATTTGTAAGCGCAGCCACATCCGTTATACCCTGAGAGTTTGCGTTGAACATAAATCCTCATATAAAAAAGGGCAGAGTAAACTGCCCTTTTAAATTCAATTTTTAGAATACCTTCTTTACGTCACAGACATCGAAGTTGGTAGATTCTTTATAAGGTAAAAGCGGTAGGGTTGTAACACCGCAAGTCCGCCATAAAATTCGACCATACCAGCCAGTTTTCTTTGATAAACCGCATTATTAGGGGCAAATTTTGTCTGAAGCATCGGTAACATCCGAAGCATCTGGTAAGTTCTTGTTTGGTCTAACGGAGATTGTGCATTAAAATCACCAATTACACCTTCGGTGCAACCAGGAATCCATTCATTCACATCAGAATAAACTGTTGTCATTCCACCGGATTTCCCAATTCGTTCCGTTAATCTAAAATCACCATTTCCCGGACGAGTTTCTCTGAATATTTGATAATAATCTGCAACTTCTCCCGATCCAGCAGGTGTTATTGTAAGCACGATGGACCTACCTTTTACCATAACACCTGGAGTAGTTACTATACTAGAAGCCGCACTTCTACCATATCGATTACATGCTACAATTCTGTAACTGATTGCAGAATCAGAATTAGATGAATCTTTGATGTCAGCTGGCTTCCATTTGGATCCAAAAATAGAACCTCCTGAAATAACCGCAGTTGCAGTTGGCTGATCTGGAGCCTTTGCGTGCGTTTTTCCGGGAATCTCTATATTATTTGCATCTTTGTAAGTAGGAAGTGGAACAAGGTGCCTGCTCATCCAAAGATCTGTTTTGAAATCCAATTTACTGTTACGCAATGGTGCTCCAATCAAACCTGGAATGTCGTAACCGATAGTAGGGTTTCCGTTGGAAGGCTGTGCAATAAATTCCTTAGCACCTACATAATAATTGTCTAATACGTTCTTGACGGAATCATGTAACCAGAGTTCGTTTACGAAACCAAAATGTGTTCGAATGTTTACAGCCAGTTCTTTGATTATTTTTAAATCTGGAAATCCTCCTTGTGCATCATAAACTTGTCCAGCATTTACAAGTTCAGTCACGAAACCGTCGAATTCAAGTCCATTGATCCCTTTGTTCCCATACCAAGTTGCATAGGCAAGGGTTTTCATGATTCTGTTAATTGCACCCTGAATCTGAATGTTTTCAGGATCATACGAACCACCACTACGATCAGACATGTCTAAGACTTTAGAAACGGCATAACCTTCTGCAAGGTACGATACAACTTTTGAAATTCGATCAATCGTTACATCCTTAAATTCCGCATCATCCGACTCACCAACGAACGAAAAATCTCCGTTTCCACCCCAATCCAAAATTCTTGCATAAACATTCAGAGTAGATTTCGTATCCTTGTAATGCATCGTATTTAAGAAATTGTATTCATTGCTGTTTTGAGCAAATAGCACCATTTCTTCGTCTAGAGAGTGTATGGTTGTAGCAGCGCCATTTGTAAGCGCGGTCACATCCGTTATACCTTGAGAGTTTGCGTTAAAAGTTTTAGCAAAAGCGGTTAATTGTTTGAGGTCTGTAAATGTTGCTGGAACTAATCCAAGCACAACGTTAGAAGGATCTCCAAAACCTAGAAGATTCCCAGCCACCAAAAAAGTAAACGAAGCTAAAACTAGCCAAAAATTTTTAAGTATCATCTTCTAGTTCCCTCCTTGTGAAGATTTTAAAAATAATTTTGCAGGTTCTGTGAGAATTCCTTGAGACTTGTAAGTCTGAAGATCACTGATACCAAGAACTTTATCCTGAGCACCCTTGAAGAGAAGTTTTATGATCTGTTCTCGAGAACCGAGTTGGTTCTCAGGAATCTGGTCACCCGTAGTTATAGAATGCTTTCCATCCTTAGGCAATCCACCAAGGTTTTTAATTTCTGATTTTAGAAACTCTATTTCGGTTTTGAAACCAGAGATTTGTTTTTCGGAAGTTTCATTATCTTTAATTAAAAGCGCTAGTACTGCACCGTATTCTTTGTCTCTTTTGGATATAGAGTTTAAAGACTTACTGAAGGATTTCAATTCTGTCCTAAGTTTTAAAGAAGCAAAGCCTCCTTTCTCCATTGCCTTATCGGGCTCGGTATCAGTTGGCTTGCCTTCATCAACGATTTCTTTGATCGTATCCCAAACAGTTTGAGAATCTTCATCCCCAAGACCATTCGCTTTGCACCATTGTTTTATGGCTGATTCCTCGACCTTGACCTCGCCTTTTTCAATCGCTGATTGAAGTTTTGAAATAAGCTCGTCAGTGATCGCGGATTCCGAATCATCATCGTCTTCATCTGATTCGCCCTCGTCTGGTGGTGGAGGGGCGTCCGATTTCATAAACGGACTCAAAAAACCTTCCTTCCATTGTTTGAATTTATCTTTCATTTATTACTCTCCTTATAATTAACCTTTTTGGCATAAATGAACTAAAAGTTTAAGAGCTTGGTCGTTCGATTCTTCTACACTAAGTCCGAATCTCATCATGAAATTTCGAATTTCTTCATAATCCGGTTTTAAGATCCCAGCTTCCATATATTTGATAAGTGAATCAGAAACGTAATCTCTATATCCCCATGACTGAAGAATGTATTTTAAAATTGCTTCATTGGTATTTTCAGGGATAGGCGGAAGTGTTTCGATTTTATCAACAACAATTTCGCTCGGAGACGAAATGATTCCGGTGAGACCTGAATTGAATGTTTGCCCAAGAACTGATTTCATTAAAACCATTTGTGTATTTGGATTTATAGCTTCGCCAGGCGGACAGATGGCGATGTGACTAATTCTTGCGCGATCATAAGTGTTTGGGCCGTATTTAGAAATTGTTTCTGGTCTTGGTGCATAAAAACCGCCCGCAGCAGAAGTTTCTAACCCTGTGAACCCATCCTCCAACAAGGGAATATACGGTTTGATGAAATCGCTTTCTGAATTAATTCTCGCCTTGCAATAAAGACCATCATTATCCCAAAAATAATCACTAATTGGACGACCAATAACCGCGCTCTGTCTTGCTTTTTCGATTTCTGCACGATTGATTGGAGAATCTGATTTCGAAAAATTTAATACATAAGAAAGATGATTCCAATCTATATAAGATTTTGTTTTAAAGTATTCCTTATCCTCCGGATGATCCCAAGCGCATTTTAGAATCATATCGCCCTGTCGATCCCTCGTTTCGCTTGAGATTTTCAAAAGGACGTTAAGCATTTTTCCATCTTTCTCAATCTCTTGAATTTGTGCCGATTTAAGAAATGGCCGCCCTTGAAATTTATTGAAATCACTCACTCGAAATTACCTCTGTGACTCGAATTCGCCTAGTCTCGATTGCTTTTATTAAAAGTTGTTCTGGTTGAAAACCGCCTAGTGCAATGACCTCTGCTTCTTTCCATTCACCATTCAATTTTGTCTGAAATTGTATTTTTGCAGGATCGCCCGCCTTAATTCCATTTTGTGGATCCGAATCTATATAGTTTGCAAAAAGAAAAACCGCGTTTACTGCTTTGTAACGAGTAAGATCAACTTGAATTGGAGTAATTTGTGTATCTCTTAATTGATTTTCTATATCAAAGAAATCGCCAAAACTCCCCGCCTCAAAATCATATTCTACTGATTTTGTCGGAAAAGGAGTGAGTCCCCCATTTTCACTTACAAGTGCAATGTCAATTTTTACTCGTAAACGATTCATTTGAAAACAGGGATGAAATACCCGGAGACTTCCGAGATTCCTTTTAAGGTTGCTTTATCAACAAAAAGAGGTACAGTAAATTGTTCGTTACCGTTACCGTTTCTTTTGTATTCTTGAATATTATCTATAGCCGAGTTATTCAGAAATTCGATAGTCCAAGGACCAGACGCTCTTACATTTAAAATTGCAAAAATACGTTCAGGATGAGTGAGGACAATTTCCTCTAATCCATCTACTAAAATCGATGGTGTTGTAAAATGATTATTGATTCTCGAAAGCTCTAGATCTTGAGCGGTGAAGGTTTTACGCACTTTTACCCACCCATAGATTAATTGTATGTGTTGTTAAAAACGGAGTGGATCCGAAGACGTTATCAAGAGTCAGGACGTTCCCGTTGATGGACACAACCCCATCCCATGCGACTTGAACACCTGGTGCATTTGTTAGAACAACCCGAATATCCTGTAAGATCGGTTGAAAATCAAAAGCAAATCTCATCTTACCAAGAGCAACTTCTACTGCTGTTGGGTTTCTTTTTACAAATCCAGACTGGACAGTCCCAGGTTTTCGACCAACAATAGAATTTGGTGAGGCCCATTGATTGTTTGTGCCAACCATCGTAGATCCAAAAGACGTCAGGGATTCAAAATCTTTGTTGATAGTAAGCATTTCGTTATTTGACATTTTTAATGCCAAAACTTCTGATCGACTTTGAGTATTGATAGCACCCGCAATCGCAGTAGAAACTCTTTCTGGCGTATCATCAGAATGCGTTGATATTGCGATTCTTCCTTCAGGGACTCCTAACTGTGCTCTATCAAATTGATAGGTAAGTGCTCCAATAGAAATTGTTTCTCCATCAGAAACGTTTGAGGCCAATCGGAGAATATTTATAGCAAGGCAACCTGGATCATTTAAAACATCAACCCAACGCAACCCATCCCAAAAAACAATTCTTCCTGTATCAGATTCCCTTACAAAAAAAGGATCACTTCCTGATGTTATTGTTAGTCCAAGTCTTTCTGCGGAAGCAAGAAGAACTTCTGATTTTAAAATAGAACTCTGATTGAATTGGATTCTTTGGTTAATGTCCGGATTCATTAATCTCTCCGTTAGCTGATGACAGACAAGAGAAATCCTTTTAAAGAATTGCAACAAAAAAAATAATGATTGTCAAAAAAATATAAAGAAGCTTTTGTCCTAGAACATGCAAGACCAACCCAACATTTCACAATCAGAATTCATAATGTTACATGCCGCTATTGACCGTATATTAGCCCTTCATGCCGAAGGAAAGATTGCTGTGTATCCATCGCAAATAAAAAAATTGAAAGACATTCGTCAAAAACCTACCTATTTAACTCATGCACAACGAAAATTAACTCTATCTATAATAGATTCAATATTCATAAACCATAGAAATTTATACGATATAATGACCCCTAAACAAAAGAAAATGAAAGCGCCTAAACCTGAATTAAACGCTCTCTACAATCGTATTAGAATTATTCACTCAGAGATTCTCGATAGTTTGAAGCAACCAATATCTTTGCCGACTCAATCAGTTTAACCGGATCCTTTCCGAAACTTAAAAGTTGAGCCAAAATAAGATTACCTGTCCAGTAGAAATATCCTATAACCCCTACATAAGTGCCCATCGAATAAATATCAATCTTTGGAGGGACTTTTGAAACATGAACAATTGTAAAACCTGCAAAAGATTGAACGAATTTCGAAAGTTTTTGAAATCCAAATTTAAAAAACGTTAATACGATTTTTCTATGTATAGGATTCATATTTTCATCATGAAACTTTTTAGAAAATTCCAAAAGTTTTAATGATTCCTTGTTTAAAATTTCACGAACTCGCTTCTTTTCAAAACGCCTTGAAAAGGCTCTGTTAGCTCTTCCCATTTTTTCTTTACTTTTTGTCTTAACGACCAAAAAGCAATCCCCCTTTTTTTATAAAATTGCTAAACGTTTTGGTTTATACCTCTCTATAATTCCCGGACCAATAACTTTTAATCTATTATAGAGTTCTAATTGTCTTGCACCGAACAGCGAAGACGTTGCTGACTGTGTAGTGGAAATTGATTCGTGTAATGGTCCTACGCCCACTGAATATGATGCAATTGCACCCGCTTTAGATTCGCCATGTGCAGACATAACCCTTAAACATGCCAACATCCCAATGACTTCACACAATTCCGCCGGTACCCTAGCTGCAGAATCGTAACCAGAAATAAAATCGACATAATGAACTGTTGGAACTCTTGTTTGAGGGAGTCCGGCAAATATTCTTTGTGATCTTATAGCAGCATTTGGATTAGAATTGAAACCATTCCCAAGCATTCCGACAGATCTCAAAATACCAGACTCGTAAGTAATTCTTGCTTTGCTTAAAAGATCAATAGACATTCCATCTGGAATATTGTCTGAGTTGCGTGAAACAGGATTCACAAATTCCCAACGTAAAACTCTATTTAATGGCGCCTTTCCTAACGATACAAAAAAATTGTTCCCAATATCATCATTTTTGTAATCAATTGGATCAAACCATTTGGCATGATTTTCTATAAATCGAGGCAAGTTCCCCTTGGGTCTATGTCGATAAACTTGTGGGTATATATCATGTTCCAGTTCGTTTGATAAAGCCAAGGTGATCCGATGTATCAAACCTTGGAGATTTTCATTAGTGATATAAGATCCGTCTGTTGACATTAACCTGGAATTACCAATCATCCACGAATACCTCACTTCGTCTGGAGTTACGACCGCACCCCATCCGCCTTGTGCAGGCAAACCAGGTATTAACGTCCCAACCTCTTTTCCAGCAAAACACCTTTCTAGAAGATTGCGATTTGCATCAACATCTGGGTTATCAAAAAGAAAACCTTTCCAGTTATTTGCCATGAGTACGGGACAAATCTATTTATAAATTTTTTAGTCAAGTGTATATTTCTGTCATGCAGATTTCAAAAATCGTTTTAATATAAACCTGTTTTTAATCTCTATATCCAAACCAAAAGATTTTCTAAACTCATTGATTCCAGCTACAGACAAAAGATCACTTACATGTTTTTTAACAATCATGTCTATGGTTTCATTTGCTTTGTTCTTTTCTCTCTCTTCGAGTTCTTTTGTGAATTTGGATATATACTCTTCTTTCTTACTCCCTAGAATTTCATGGACCTTTTCTGATAATTTATCAGAATCGCTTAGAAGTTTGTTTGCTTCTGCTTCAGCTTTATCCAAATCACTTAGTCCTTTTCTTTCTAGATTTTCTTCGTTTCTTTTTAATTTCGCTTTTTTGAGTGATAATCGTGTATTCAAATCCTGGATTGTCTTCTTTTGATAATTAATAGCAAGTTCAGAACGCGGTCCATAGCTTTCATAGCGTCCGGCCTCTTTGAGTTTGTTAAACTCTTCTACATTTTCTTTTAGTTCTTTTTTTTCTTTATTTAGCCAGTCCTCTTCGTTATTAATTACCTTTCTTAGTTCTTTAATTTCATCGACAATACCTTGTAGCGAAAATGATCGGCCTTGAAGATCCTTAGCCTCTTGCCTCACCTTTGCAGCTTCTTCGTTAACCACAAATGCCGCTTTTCGTTTAGGATCTCTAATGATTTCTGTTTTTAATTCTTCTGGATTTATATCTGAGACATCTATTGCAGCTGATCCACTTTTCTCAAAAATCTGATTGATACGCGAAATCTTTTCAGATTGTTTTTGATAAAGTTTTGAATCAATGGAATCTTCCATTAAAATATCGATCCATTGAACATCTTTTTGTAAATTTCCAGGCCTATGGTGCCTTCCTCTTTTCTGCACTTCTGTTGTCGGATTCCAATCGATGGAAGCATTATACGCCGCAATCGTATTATTATTCAAAGATACGCCTTCTTTTATAACGTCTGATCCAATAAGAATTTTACAAGGATGTTTGCTGGAATTAAATTGATCAGATATTTCTGTAAACCTAGACAAACCTTGTTTTGCTAGTTCTGGATCTTTTGCCTTTTTAATTTTAGTGTCCGATGTTAAAATTCCGATCGCATCCTCTGGAATCCCATGTTTTTCCATTAGATATTGTTTAATTTTCGAAATGTATTCAACACCTTTTGGCATAAACATTAGTTGGCCTGGAATTCTTTCTCCGGGCTTAGATTTTTTATATTGATTGTAAAATTCCGCAAGGGAATCCGCGATGAATTGTAGTTTCGGTGATCTTTCTACAATATTCTTATCGCCTTCAGGATTAATTTCCCCTATGTAATTCCAAACATCGCCTTCGCCTTTTTTGACTAATGCGGGAGAAATATTCATCATTTGTTGAGTTAGAATAGAAACTAAAGGTGCGCCTCCAAGTGCAATTCCGGAGGCGGATTTCAGATCATACATTGACTCAAGTTGATTGCGTATCATTTCTTGTTCTTTTGTTAAGGGGAGGGTGATTGCTTTCATTTTTAAATTGGGTCGCTCCACTCCGTTTTTATCTCCTGACTGAAAATCAAAATACTCAGAAATCAAATTTTGCAACGCTGGTGCATTTTTAAAAGAACGGACAACTTGCTTATTCACTACCTGTCCGTTCCCTTCTATCACGTTTTCATATCGAGTTTCTACGAAAGTTCCTAAAAAATCTCGAATATTCGTTATGCCCATTTTTTCCATTCTTTTTTTTGCAACGATCGAAAGAAGCGAGTATATCTGTAGAGGATTGTTAGTAAATGGTGTAGCACTTAGTAATAAAACGTTTCGATCGTTATTTTTTTCAAGGATATGCCTTGCGGCTAACCATAGTTTAATTCCTCGAGCGGAGGGCGTGCCTCCTGTTATTCCATCAAACTCATTGGCTCCAGTATCATCTCCTCGGCTCTTCAATTTATTTTCAGTCCTACCTTTAGTCGATGCGACATCCACAAAAATGTTATTAAAATTGTGCGCTTCGTCGATGGTGATATGGTCAAATCCAATCTTATCAAAAAATAAATCTGATCGGGTACCCTTAACGGCTTCCGAAACTATTGAATTAGATTTTTCATCCATTTGAGCTTTTTCTCTTTTATTTTCTTTTGCAATATCTGGATTGTATATTTGATCTCGCACTTCGTTTGTAAGTTCTTCGTATCTTTCGTTGCTAAATCCAAATTGGGTGAATGCGTCATAGGACATGATTGTAACAACTCCTTCTTCCACCTGGAAACCATTCTCAGACTTGTTTAAATTATTCAATTCTGGAGATCCTACCATCTGAATCGGCACGTTCGGAAATCGTTCTTTAAATTCTAGGGCCCAGTTTTGCAATACAGAAGTCGGAACAATAATCAAAGGCTTTTTACACTTACCTGATTGCATCGCTGAAACGTTTGATGCCATACCTGTCCATGTTTTACCTAGACCAACCTCGTGAGTTGCACACCCAACCCCCTGCGCCATATATCTAGATATGAAGTTTGTTTGCGTTGGTCTAAGATCTTGCCTGTTCCCTTTATAAAATTTAGACATCCCCTCTAATACAACTGGTATATTTGATCCATCTAAATTAACTACGGAGTTAAATTGCTCATTCCATTTTTTTGTTAAATCCTCACGTTCTTCAGTACTTAATGATTCCTGAATGAACTGTTGAAAAAGTTTATTCCCAATCTCTTTCCTCTCCTTCTTTTTTAATTTATTTGTTTCTATTTTTGTAGATTCACCCGTAGCCCTATCATAAACCACATCGTTTCTTCCTGTTACCTTTTCACCGCTTAGGTATGCAAGAATATCTGATTTTGTAATTGTATAATTCATAAAATATTCATTTGGAAGACCACCTTCATAATCCATTATTTTTCCTATATTTTTCCCGTAGCGCCCTAAAACCGGTTCCCCCAAAATAAATTTTTTGAATTTTTCGATTAAGCTAGTATTATCTTCGAATATAAACCCTTTTGCAAATGGTTCGATTGGTGTTAGAATAATATTTTCAAGTTTTACTTTTTCTGGTAATGCTGATTCTAATAGTTTTTTTTGTTTCGTATATTCCTCTGAACTTAGAATATCCTTTTCTATTTCTAGTGTTCTAAGTTTTTCAGTTAAATCCCCGGACGCATAAATAAAATCTGGATATATTTCGTTATTCATTTTTGACATTTTATTAATGTCAAAAACTTGAGAGTCAGGGAGAGAACCTGTTGGCAGTATGTTACGAACCATGTCTAAATCAACTTGGTCGTATTTTTTACCATATTTCTGTATAAATTCGTCTTGTGTGTATAAATCTTTGGGATCAATCTTCTTATCTTCGCCTATCGTGTTTCGAACCGCATTAGATATTTTTTCTTTAGTCTCTCTTTTTTTATTTACCTTCTTTGCCTCCGATACGGATTTTAAAACTTGTTTACCTTTTGCATTCGTATTTCCTATTAAACCTTCAGAAATTGCCGCTTTTTGTTCTTCACTCATTTCAGTTTGAAGCGGCAATTTGAAATTTAAGAAATCAGTAATATCTCCTTTAACATAGTCCTCTTCTTTTCCGAATCGGTTTTTTCTTTTTTCGATCGAACCAAAAACATGTTCAGGTTTTTTTTCAAAGTATTTTCCGGAGAAAGCCAGTGAGTTATCTTTAGAGTTAGTTGTATTTTTTCTTAAAACAATTATATCAGTTCCGACCTGAGTATTGCCGAAGGAACCTTCAGGTAAACGATATGCTTCTAACAATTCTGCTTTTTCAAATATTTGATTTTTCCATTTTTCGTTATTTGCATTTAAAAATGATTGTGGTACTATAAAAGTAAGAATACCTCCTTCTTCCAAAACATCGATCCCTCGATTTATAAAATAATGCTCATATCTTTTCCACCCTTTGCCTTCGATGGCTTTATATTTTCCCTCCATTGCTCCGTATGGTGGGTTACCGGCTACAAATTGAAATTTTTTTCCGGTATAATTATCCCCAACAGATTTATTTTTATCATTAACAAATAGTGTCTCAAATGCTTTGTCCGATATATTCGCAGTTGGATTTAAGATTTTTGCGATTAAAAAAGCTGTATTGTCATCTGGGTTATACTCCATCATATCCCAGTTGTAATTTTTTCCTTTACCTTCTGCAAACCTTCCTATTCCAGCAGAAGGTTCTATCCCACTATCCCCATCTTTTATGTATCGGGAGAGAATATCTTGCATCTTCTTGACTATATGACGTGGCGTAAGAAATTGATAGAGCATACCTCTGTTTGCATCTACTTCCTTGTTCGTAGTTTGTCCTCCAGAGCCTTCATATAACCTTAATATATCTTTTTGTTCAGGTGTAATTTGATCATGAGGGATTGTTGATAAGATTTTTTTACATTCTAAATTTATTTCATTTTGTTTTTTATTGCTCCAAAGTTCTCGAAAAGTTTTTAGTCCATCAGAAACCTTAAGAGCGACGGACTCCTCCGTCGTCAGTCGCTCGTTGCCCGAAAGTCCTGAAAAAGATCTACCTCCAGATTTCCGGCTAGCGAGAGAAGATTTTCTAGAGTTGGTTCCAGATTGTCCACTTTGGCCATTTTGAGGAGACTCTGAAACACCCAATTTGGATCTCTTGTCAGTAAGGTTTGATAACCCGACTCCTTGATTCTGTTCATTAATTCTGCTTGTATTTCCATTTGGCTTCTGTTCTCCATATAGATCGTAAAGTAACTTGAATATTGATTTTTTATATGATGACTTTTCGATATTTTGATTCGTATTGTTTGTAGTAAAATTAGTAATTTGATTCGAATCGGGTTTATTGCCTATTATCTTTGAATTCGTTTTTTTTGCATTCTTTTCCTGGTGGAATTTTGCATCAATTTGGGATTTTATTTCAAAATATTTTATAAAATGTCTTTTCCACTCTAGAAGCGAAACGCCTTTTGATTTTATTTTATTCGATTCGTATTCGCGCTTTGGAATTGTCTTTGCAACATTCTTATCTGTTCCAAAAAAATTCGTTATCGCTTCTAGAATTGTAGCGAATCTTTTTTTATCCTCATCGTGTTTTTGAATCAATTTCCATTGTTTTGATTTTTCACCGGAATCAGAAATTTTTCGATAAATTCCATCTTTACGAATAGATTCCCTTCCAACTTCAAACTTACGCGCTTTTAAAAAACTTTGAATTATCTCATACTGATTCATATGACCGACAAATTATAGATTGTTTTTGCTTTGCAATAAGAATTTTTAATGCGAAATCCCAGAGATAATTTCTGATAGATCTAGTTCAGTTTGATCTAATCTCGCAACCCATTCCCTTGGCTGTATTCTATCGGCCAAAGCTGAAAGTTTAGTTGATGGCAAGATTTTAAATTTTGGATTATATCCATAAACTATGGATACTTGATCTGGTAAGATATTTTCATTCAATTTTAAATATCTAAATTTCTCTATTGAGTAGTTAGAATACTCTCTTTCTTGAGAGTGTATTGAGTATATTTCTCTTACGGGTGTATATTTGATAGGATACAACCCGTCTTTATTTCTTTTGCAAATTTCTTTTTCTGTTAACAGCGAATTCAATAAAACAATCAAATCGTCTTTAGCAAAATTTGTTGTTGAGCCTACTACAACATCTAAATCACCAATTTGCAAATCGATGCCCGTTTTTCCTAACCTCCTATCCTTTGCCTCTATCATACGATACCCAATCTTAATCGGCGAAAATGAGTCCAAAGTGATTTTGTAAACTGTTTCAGCGGGAGACACGTCTTTTATATATAAATTTACAAAATCGTTTCTGGAATCTGTAATTCGAGAGAATACCGTTTCAGTTGGCCTTTTCCGCCAGATTTCTTTTACGTTAATTACTAATTTATTGGGAAATAATTCGAAATTTATTATATTACCATCAATCTTCTGAACCACGGTGATGCTTTCATCTTCATCAATGACAAAAATTTCGTAATCACATCTAACTAACATATAAGATTCGAAACCTGCATTTGGTAATATTCTGATTCGATTGTCCTTGAACTCTTCAAATTTTAATTCAATGTTACCACCATCTTCTTCTGCACGAACGACATACAACCTACGTATATTTTTAATTGGTCCATAACGAGTATATAAATCATTCCCATCAAATTGCTGATTCTGAAGATCCTCTAAAGGTACTCTAAATGATTTATCAATCCGATAAATCATACCTTCTTTGCCTGGTAGTGCCATTAATTGCTGACTATTTTTATCAGGATTTGGAAAAGATCGTAACCAAATTACGGGTTCGCCTTGCCTTTGTATTAAATCGTCAGGAGGATTAGGATTGAAGGTAGAAGGGCCGATCTCTACCTTAAAAGTATTTCCGCCGGTTTTGAGAAATTCACGAGCCATGTTTGTAAAATGGTCCTGCTAATTGATATTCTTGATTTTCGGCATAATTTTTTACTTCGTAATAATTTTGGGATTCGTAAATTAGGAGTGAGTCAGAGCATCTCCTAAGAGCATAATACTGCTCATCAAAACTAAGCTCTAAATTAAGAATACGAGTTATAACCATTTTTTTTATCGCAAATTCGATATAGTAAAGATTTGTTAATTCCATTTCTCCCTTCAATTTTTTTTAGTTAAACACATTACATCATCCTACGCCCTTTTGTAAAAATCGCGTAATTGATTCCGCTTTCCACTAACGCCGAAACTCTCCCTGCATTAAAAGCCATAGACGCTTCAGTCCACGCAAACCGTCGAAAGTTTCGATTCAACCGAAGAGTTAACAGAGATGACTCATGCCCATCGAGTATTTTGAGATATTCGTCTTCTGACATTTTACCCTTTTCCACTAATTCGAAAAGATCAGGGTAGGCCATTTCCGACTGGAGTTGTTCCATAGTTTTCCCTTCACTGATCGCGGCTGAAATCATGTCTCTATACATCATAGATAAATATTCAAAAGGTTTACCGCATCGAATCGGATTCCCTTTTGAATCTTGCGTGATATTTCCATCTTCATCCCGTTGATAGATTGCAATCCACTCTGAGCCATGATTTTTTGCGTATTCAGCAGCAAGCTCTCTTTCTCGATTTTTTGGGATTATCTTTTCTAGAGATTGCCGATCTTCCAATCCAACTCCCAGTTTGTATTTCAGTGCACGATCATAGTCTTCGATACCCATCTCATCGACTGTTTCAATCGGCAATTTCAGAGATCCACTCAAATAACCTGATAGATACCCTAGCAAAGTCCCTGACTCTCCAATATCTTTATACACTGGACTCCAATCCCTTTCCAGATATTCAAAAAGCCATTTATCAAATTCGGAATCGGATAAATGTTGGTTTACAAATGGCGGGCGGTCTTCTGGAAATTTTTTTTCAAAAATTCTTGGAAAATACTTTCCAATCGTTTTTTTTCCCCAGGAAAAAATTCCCTTACGGAAAAAAGTTTTTGAAGCATAAATATCCGGATCCTTAGGACCTAATGCACAAAATTCCAACCACTTTAATCTGTCTCCTACAAGTAGTTGGAATTCGCGGCCAGCACGGCCTCTTAAAAATGGACTTTCAGTCTGCCAATTCTGCGAGGAATGAATCAATTGCCGAAGACCAAAGCGATAATTTAGTTTTCACATCTGTGCTTTGACGGTGTATTCCGTCAATTGCGCTTGTAAGCCTATCATAAGTATCAGTATTTACACTTTTGAGAATTTTTTCTGCTACCTCACTCCACTGCTCAGTCGTAAACCTTTCAGACTCGATTCCTTTCGACGCGAATAAGTCGATAACGCCAGAAACCTTGCTTTTCACACTTCTGTTTGTTGTGGATAGTATCTGTAAGATGCTATCATATAATTCTGATTTTTTTAAATTGGATAATCCATCTACAATAGGCTGCAAAAATCCTTCCACTTCCTCGACACTTTCCTCTAAAGTTGGTTTTTGGTTCTCTTCATGAGAAAATATTTCCTCTGATCCATCTACATCGTTGAGTGGGAGAGGATCATTATTTTCCACATTTCCCGCAACCCGTTCTTGCATATTGACTTCTGACATTTTATACCGCCTTATTTTTTTTACTCTTTTATGAGTGCATTATAATATATTATTGAGATTCCGTTTCGGCATTTGGAGTAATAAAGTCGTCATCACTCCAAGGCAATTCCTCATTTGCATCTGATTCTGACACATCTGAATTATCGTCTACAGGAGGTTGACCAAACTGAGGCCCATTTCCTAAAATTTTACTAAACTCTGCTGCAAAATAAGGATTTCCGATTAACATCCCCATTTGAGCAAATTTTTTAGCTTGGTCATCTGATATTACCCCGTTTGTTTTATATGAGTCTGCAAGCTCCTGCATGGTTGGCCTGTCTTCCGCCTTTAAAATATCATCGAGAGTTCTAAAGGTTTTAAATTGTTTATCATAGAGATCAGCTTTTTTTGACGACTCGTCGACTTTGACTCCATTAAAAATTAATTTATATAACGAATCGTCCTGTGGATCGTGTGCCTCATTCAGACAATCACGATGGAACGCCATCAAAGATCCATGTGAGCGATCTCGCGCAAAGTGCTGCCTACCATCGACAGACGGTTCCGATAACGTAGCGGATTGATTGAGCTTTAGGCCAATTTGTGCAGGATCAATGCCGTACCGTGCGCAAATCAAAGAAGCACTCATCTGTAAAAGTTTATCAAATTCGAAATCATCATTTACCTCTAGGTTATGCACCTGGATTTTTCCAGCCCCAAACAGCATTGGTAATCTAAATCCACTCCTATTCCCGTAATAAGCGTTTTCCCATTCTAACTCCAATCTCTCCTGATCCGATTTTTGTATGTTCCCCTCGCTCGTTATCAGAGCACGAGGAGGATTCCGAGAGTTAAATCTATCCGCGTTATGTTTGATAACAAAAATCAATGACATGATTTCTAAGATACACGACTCAATTGGGGATATTCCAAATCCTCGAAATCTTACATCTGATATATTGTTTTTGTGACGCAAGACGATCCGACCAGCTTCATAGACCTCGACAACTTGGTTTCGAATCATCTGGACATGAGTAATTGTTCTGTCGCCTTTATAGCCTTTTTTAGGATCCACACGAAAAATCGTTGCTGGATCCAGATAGGTAATATCAATCAATTCGTTCCGCCGATTATAAGTCCTTTGATATGCGACAGTATCAATTGCAAGAATGTCTCTTGTAGCCATTTCAAGGACTTCGCCTAAGCGTTCACGCTCTCTCCAGGTCGGGAGAGATTTATCACCCATTAATAACATCAAATGGCCAAGATTTTCCATTTTAATCTTATCTTCTGGCGAAGGTGATTTTTTTTTATCTTTCATCGCGATTGAAAAACCTGGATCTTCGTCGAGGTCTGAATACATTGAAACATCGTCCGAAAGAATTTGATGGATGGATCCGATTAAAGATGAGGAGTACCCAATGTCCCTAAGATCGAATGGGTCTGGTCTAAAAACTGGTCTGCAGCGAACACCTTGCGACAATAGGACATATTGATCATCAATGTAAATGGGGTCTTTTGCGTTCTTCTGTGCTTGCAAAATATCATACATTCGATTATTTAAATTAATGGCCTGATCAACCGTTGCACGAGTTGGCCCGTAAAAACCACTTTTGCGAAACGTAGAAACATCCATGTGCTGTGGATCCGTCTCTTCTTTTGGTGCAGCCTTGCCTTTTACTTCTTTCTCATTTTCGCGGAATTCTTTTGGCGTTCTGTAATATAAATTCTTTTTGTAATTATTTCCGCGAGGTCGTGCCACGAGGAGGGACAATTGGTTAACGTTTTAAAATATTGCAAATCTTTTTTGTTCACGGAATTCTAGTTTTCAAATAATTTGAAAATGGTTTGAAAACTCTTGTTAATATAAGTTGATTTTATTTCCTAAAATCCACGGCGCTTTAACTGATCCCTACGCAACTGGTCTAAACTTTTTGCAATGTAACCACTATTATTTTCATTTTGATTGTTTTTTTGAGACAACATTATCACGCCAGACCTTTGTTCCGTAGTGAGAAATTTAACTGAACTACCAATTCTTTCTGTGATTAATTGGTAGGCCATTTGAGTGGCGTCAGGGCCGTCTTTTTTTCGGAACGGAAACTCTTCGAATTGTTCTATAAGTATTTTCGAATCTTCCCGCAATACTAGTTGTCCAGTTGCTATTGGGACCTGGAGAGAACTTACGATTCTGAGGTCCTTATCGCCACGGCTATCTATTTCCATGATTGGTACTATTATTTTATTGGCAAGCGTCAGGCCTAATTCATTATTTTTTATTGAGCAAAGTTCATTCCAATCCTCTAGATGTTTTCTAAACCCAGATAGAAAATAATCCTGGCCTCCGTTTATCTCTATGCCAGCCACGCTCCACGGAAACGCTTGTAACGCTTTTATAAAATCATTCTGGATTTGTTCTGGGCGACGGCGTTGAATGTCTGAATAAAGTTCAAAAAACTTTCCTTGTGGCGATAAACCAAGGCCAACGATTGCGGAAAAATCGGATCTCTCTGTTCGGCCAAGGGATAGATCAAGTGCTAGTGCCAGTTGCCAACCATCAAATGTTTGCGGCCTTTCGAACTTCCACGTTTGTATAAGCCCTTTAAATTTTTGGCCAACCTCTGGTAGAGGCTCATTTTGTCTTTCTTGCGCGAAAGTGATAGCATCGTCATTGCGCTCTTTTTGTAATAAATCAATAGGTGCGCCTTCGGGCCATGACGATCTCTCTGTACCGTCTGGATCTGTGATCAAGGCCTTGTATTTTTTACGAATCCAATCCCTGTAACGATCGGATTTAAACACGTATTCACCTACGCAGTTAGGTGCAATAGTAGTATAGGACAAAATAACATCAATTCCCCAGACAGTTCCAAGTTTTAACGCGGCTCTTTCTAGCCACCGGTATTTTCTGGTCATCGTAGACTCAGAATTCACGTCTTTCTCCTCGTCTGGGTCGTCAAGGAGTAGGGCATCCGGCCTTATATTTTTGTGCCGTTTACCTCTAATCGCATTACCCCAACCTTTTGCAATAATCCTAAACCCTCCGTTAAAAACTAGATCAAAGTCAGACCAAGAAACATTTTGGCCTTTTATATCTTTTTTAGGCAGTAACTCCGGATAATCGTTTGCGAGTTCTGAATTATCCTCGATTTCTTCTTGGATTTTGCGGAGGAATTCCTTTGCCTGTCCAAGCGTAGATGAAATTAAAATCGGGAATTTCCATGTGCGCGTTAATACCAGCCATATAACCCCACACAATGTGAGTATTGTTGATTTTCCAAAACCACGTGATAATGCGACAAGAGTGCGGAGAGGGGTTCTGTGTTTTGAACCGTCTTTATTTTTTGGCGAACGATAGCTTTGTATGAGATTAATTAATTCTATTTGTTGTTCGCCGAAAGCCACTGAAAAATAGTGGGGGAAATAATGCTTACAAAAAAATAAGAAAGACCCTTTTTTGCCAGTCGCACGTTTTCTACAGATATTTTTTTTTCTGTTAATACCAAAGGTTTTGGCTCTAAGTCTTTCTGTTACATTCCTCACCGCCTCCGCGAGAATGGCTGGGTCTACATTCACGTATTGAGTTCCATCGAGTATTTTAGTCAGCTCTGATTTCATTCGCCATTATTTGATATATGTTCCGTTAACTTTTCTTCTAAAAATGATTCCAAACCTGATAAAATTTTGTTCCTCGATGATTCGGCCTCTGCCTCTATTTTATTTTTAAATAAATATTTAGAATTAGTGAGATATGATAAAACTTGTTGAATTTCTTTTGGACTCAGCTTTCCTTTTTTTTTCTTAAGTTCCGAAATCCAGTCACTGAATACACAATAAAGATTCGATGCGATCGCATCCGCATTCAAACGCATCGCCTCTATTCTCACGTGTGCCTCTTTTTCGTAAGCATTCCTAAAATTTCTCCCAACTATCTCGTCTGAATAGAGCCAACGTTTTATCGTGGATGGAGCCATTTTGATGCGCTTTGCAGTTTCCGCAATAGTAACCCCATCTAGGAGCATGAGGATGGCCTCGAATTGCTCTAAACTTATATTCTGATGCGAATTTTCATAAGTTGTTTCTATTTTTATAGCCTTACGTGATTTCCGTTTTTGTCCTGTTTTGTCCTGTTTTTTCTCCACAAACTCGTGACAAAAAGTTGTAAAATTCTTAGTGTCAACTATTTCTTTTTTTGTTCGCTTCGGTTCGCCATAGAAATTCTCCGAAGTTCTCTCGCTATATTTTCTTACAATTTAATTTAACCCCGCAACATGCGGGGTATTTTTTGCCAGATGACAAAATAAAATACCGTCATTTATTTGCGTTACAAATGACGAGTCTTACCCTTTTTAAAATCCTCAACAAAGGCCAAGAATTCTTTTTTAGAAATAACCTTAGTTTCAGGATCCAAAATTTCTTTGATTGCTTTATCCACCTCTCTCTGTGCAGCCGTAAGTTTTTTTTCAGCCGCAATGTATTGTTTTGCAACTCTGCTCACAAATTTAAATTCGTTCGAGCCGAGGAGGGGATAGGGAGATTTTTTCTTTTCGACCTTCCAACCGTTTGCAGCGACTACTCGCTCTATCCACCTATACGCTGTTCGCTGAGACATGGCCCAATCATCCGCAATCTCATCGGCAAGCGAAAGACCTTTTGTTTGACCAAGCTTCGGAGCGCCCGCCATATTTTCCAGAAAGCGATTTTTTGGATAAAGTTTCGGAAGGATCTCTATGATATCTTCATCCGCCCATTTTTCGCCATCATTGTTAGTCCCGTAAACCTCTCGTCTAACAACGCGTGGGTCATCGTCGTTTAACAATCTACGCGCACGGATTGTTTTAAATTTTACATGGCCCTTATCACTCAGAGCGCGATGAGCCTGGGTTCTCCGCTCTCCTTTATAGATCACGTATTTACCGTTTTTGTTTTTGGACGAACTGATTGTTATACTCTCTAGTAAGCCATCTCTAAAGATCCCTTTTGCGAGTAACCCAACTGCATCGGGATCTATTTTGCGTTTGCGTTTGATTGGGAGCACATAGGGCTCAAGATCGTCTATAGATACGTCAATGTCCTGTGAGTATTTTTGCATGGCGACAGACTATAAAATTTTTACTGTACGGCTATAAAAAAATAAAATTGTATCTTGACAATACAACCTATAGGTTGTATTAAATAATCGTGAAGGCATTAAACGCGAAACAAGTAATCGAGCTACTTAAAGCAAATGGGTTTGAGCTGGAACGCGAGGGAAAAGGATCTCACGTCATATATAAAAAGGGCTCGATTACAGTAACAGTGCCGGTTCACGGAAAAAAAGAACTGAAATTAAAAACTTTGAATGCAATACTTAAACAGGCAGGGCTAAAATGATTTCATATCCAGCTGTCCTTACTGAGGACGAACAAGAGGGCGGATATACCGTCGAATTCCCGGACCTTCCAGGCTGTATTACTGAAGGCGATACATTAGAGCAGGCTTTAGGATACGCGAAAGACGCATTGTCTCTTTATCTCGAATCAATCGATTCGCGGAAACTACCAATTCCACAACCTTCGAAAAAATCGGGCAAGAGCATCCATTACATCGAGCCCGAAAAAAAAATCGCATTCGCGATCTGGTTGAAACTTAACCGTGCCGAACAGGGACTCAGTCAGGCAAGAGTCGCAAGCCAACTCGGCGTGTCTCAACAGGCTTATCAAAAATTCGAAAATCCAAAGCGTACAAATCCAACTCTATCACAAATAGTTAAGTTGGAAAATCTTTTCGGAAGCGAAATTCTTAAACCGTAACCAAAACAAGGAGGCGATATGAAAAATAATTTAGATAATTTTGAGAAACATTTAGAATCAAAAATCGACTCCTCAAAATCAGTAAGCAAAAAACGTAAAAATGAAATTCTTACGTTACTCAAAGACGCATCGGTACCATTCCGAGAAGGAGAGTTTTGGAAAAAACATGGACATCTTGAAACGCCCGGTAATAACATGCGGACCTATCGCGAAATGGCTGGCTGGTCTCAGACCGAACTCGGACAAAAACTTGGAGGCATTGCAAGATCCCACATCTCAGCGTATGAGTCCGGTAAAAGATCGATTGGTAAAGATCTCGCTAAAAAATTAGCAAAACTTTTTAAAACATCAGTAGAGATGTTTATCTGACAAATATAGGCAATTACCGCCAGGAGGTAAACCATGGGCAAACGTTACAATGAGGCGCATAAAACAAAATCGGATCTATTTGATGTTGCAAAAAACATCGAAAAAAATTTAGAAATATTGGAACAAAATAGAGATGTCGCACAGAGTATTTTTGCACGCGCGGAGGGCAAATATTCCATCCAGGCAATCTGTGAACACGTAGGCTGGTCAGATCATCACTATCGGGAGTATCTCAGGAAAGGCCGTTTGCGAGTAGATAAACTATTCGTCGCCGCAGATCATTTAGAAAAGTTAATGGAATAGTCAAAATTCTTCCGGAAAAAAATTAACTTTTTTTACTTTTTAACAAAATAGTGATTTACTATTTTAAATCACCGTGCGATAATATTATTATCAACGGGTGGCACCCAAAAGCCAAGGTTACAAAAACCATGAGCACAACTAGACTGACTAAAAAATTCGTTATCTCACAAATCAGAAGGACCTTGCAAGATCCGAATCTATTCAATAGGTTTTTGCCGGGTGCGGTTCTGCACGCATGGCTAAACACCGACGAAATGGGATTTGACCAGGGTGACGAGGATCGTTTAATCAGGAATCTTAAAAACTGGGGATACATAACTCGCAATGGCGAATATTATGTCCTCACTCGTGAGGGATACAAATCCATTTAATCCTGTTTGGCAAAACTCTCAGAGAGAGAACCGGGATTGTTTGGAACGGTCATTACAATGGATATAAATAAAATCAAATCGATGATTGCGGAAATCGAAGACATCGATGTCATCGATGAAATCGTAAACGCGTGCCGTATAAATGCAATTGAGCGTATACGGCGCGCGGGGTCGTTGCGCCAAATCAGAGGTTGGACCGGGATAAATAATGGCAATCTGAGTCAGTACCTAAACGAAAAAAAACATGTGAGCACGGAAACATTAATTAAATTTGCAAAACAGATCAGAGACAATAAAAATCAAATGTCCTCTGATGAGACATATTAGTCATTATCGGAAGCTGAATAGGGTGGCTACAAAAATGATAAGCATACATATATATAGCGTATTTGAATTTTTTCAAATATATGTTTTGCCATATATCGCAAAATTCTTATTATTGTGATATATGGCAATTTTTGATCCTTCGCTACCTTTTGATTTACCTTTGTTGCCGCCAGATATCAATTTCTCGGACCCAAATTTATTAAAACTTGTTGCCCGAGCGAGAACGGAATTAGGCGAATTGAAGGGATTTTCCTCTACAGTCCCAAATCCAATGCTTCTCCTTTCCCCAGCTATTATTCGAGAGTCTATCGCTAGTTCAAAAATTGAAAATATAAATACGACAATTGTTGATGTATTTAAACAATCTTTGTTTCCAGAATACGAAAGAAATGAAAGTGATAAGGAAGTATTAAGATATCGAAACGCGGTTCTTAAAGGGTATAGCTTACTAAAGGATCTCCCTATTTCAAATCGAATTATTGTTTTAATTTTAAGAGAGTTACTGCCTGGGAGAAATACAGAGATAAGAGGTGTTCAAAATCATATTAGAAATACTTTAACTAATGAAATTATTTATACACCGCCGCCCGTAAACTTAATTCCATCTTTAATATCCAATCTTGAAATATTTTTAAATGACATAGACGATGACATCGATCCTTTAATCAAATGTGCTGTATCTCACTATCAATTTGAGGCAATACATCCTTTTGAAGATGGAAATGGAAGAACAGGACGAATATTAATGGTTCTGTATCTAGTTCAAGCTAAGATTCTATCTTTGCCAATATTATATATAAGCGGGTACATAAATAAAAACCGGTCACAATATTATACATTACTATCTAAAGTTACAAAAGATCAAGATTGGGTTCCATTTATTGAATTCATTCTAAATGCGCTTTATTTTCAGGCGAAATCGACTAAAGAAACTTTAGTAAATATTATTAATTTATATCAAAAATATAGATTTGAAATCGAAGCAAAAGCAAACAAAGCATTTAAAACTGGTATAGTAGACGCTATGTTTTCTTCACCATTTCTAACCCCTACGAGTTGCGCGGCAAAAATTAAAACTCATTATACGACGGCTACAAGGTATCTCAATGAATTGCGAGGATTAGGTTATTTAGGATACTTAGAATTAGGAAAGTTTCATTATTATGTAAATACTTCTCTGATTGAAATTCTAGAAGATTAAACGAATTAATTTTGTAAGGTGATTATTTTAGGCATTGAGTCGAGTAATTTATAAAGTAAAAAGGAAAAATAAACATTCAATGGAACACATATTTCATTATACTAACTTAGATACGGGAATCAAGATTCTTGAGACTAAATCACTACGAGCGGGCAAATTTAAAAATTCAAATGATCCAATGGAAAACATATCGATATCATTTTATTCAGATAAGTTAGATGATATTACGCAAAGTGATGTAAATAAAAAACTGAATAAAAAATTGAAAGATGACATTCATTTTTTGTCATTTTCAGAAGGAGAGTTTTTCATTTCGGATGATTTGGATTTATATTCTCGCTTTTTGTTAGAGGATAATCGACCAGGATATTTTTATCCGAGAATGTGGGGACAGTATGGAGAAAAGCATAAAGGGCTATGCTTTGTGTTTAACAAAAATGCGATGATAGAATCGGTTGCTAAATATTTAGATAATTATAATATTAAAGCGGAGAATGTTAAATACATAGATATCACAGAACAGGAATATTTTTCGACTGTATATAATAGTTTTAGAGTCGATTATGAAGATTTACAAAAACATAAAGTCGACGGATATATTGAATTTATGCTGGAAGATAATTATAAGAACCTTTTCTTTAAAAAAGATATAGATTGGAAACTCGAAAAAGAATTTCGATTTTTAATTTACCCGAAAAAGAAACGGACTTCTGAAAAAGAATTGAGTATTCCTATCGCCGATTCATTAGAGGGAATATTTTTAGGCTCAAGTTGTCAAACGGACCACCGTATTTTGAATTCATTATTGGATCAAATTGGAATAAATAGTTACACAATTAATTTTGGCGAAGGCATTATTTTTATCGAAAAACACATTGGGTCATAAATTACATTATCGGTAGTTAAATTTTGATTTGTTACTCCCTCACAGAGGCGGCGAGGGCTAAATCTACTGTCGTGTATTTTGCAAAAAGCTCTTTTAAATTTTGATCATACCAGGTTTGGTTAAAACCGTTATCATATTGCCTTATAATCGCATCCTCTAGTCTGTTCGCAAATTCCTCTGAAAATGACCGCTGTCGCAATGCCTTAATGATCCCTGTATCAGCATCTACTAATATAACATGCAGTAATGTTGATTCACCTTTTTGCCTTTTTGGCGGAAGGACTTTTTCGGAATCAGACAATCTATGAATGCTGTACGCCGAATCTGACAACGGAATGGCCGGATCAAAAGAATATGAAAATAATATAATACTCTTAAATTCCAGGAATGCGAATTTGGCCTCCCCTTTTCTAACGGCGTTAATCTCTCGTTCGGTTGGATCCTTGTAGAATAACAATAGTTCATGTTGGCCTTGCCTGTAAAAATAGTGTCCGCCCTCCTCCCATTTTGTTCTGTTGCTATATTGTCCACCGACTTTGTAAACGTACATGTAATTACCCCAAACTTATTATTTTTTCGACCTATATTAATATTTTCTTAAGCTACATTTTTATCCCCTACTCCGGCAAACTCGACTGTGATTTGGCTTTTAAGGACTTCCGTAAAATATTTATAAATTATAATACTCAAAGATTTTGAGACTGGCGTATGTACTATTAGTTTACTAGATTCTAAAGTGATTTTGGCTTTTGCTAGAGTTTGATAGCTATACGGTGTAATTCGGTCCTTAGCCCAATTTAGTACGCTCTCCCAATTTGGTTTTTGATTTTCCGCAATTTTAGATTCCGACGCATTTATGTTTAATGTTTTATTTTGTACCTCTTTTGTACGTACAGGAGTGGAACGATTGTCTTTGTCTGATTTGCTTTGTTGTACTCCCCTCCCCTCTCCATTTGTACTATGCGGACTAGGATAATTACCTGATGCTGTTTTGGATATTTTGTATCGAGTGCGAGCCATTGAGACAGCATCATGTAATGTTGATCTTATTATCCGTGTTCGGCCGTCGAACGATACTTGCTCGATGTAACCTAATTTACGTAAACGTGATATATATTTAGCAACAGTCGTAGTAGCCATACCAAGTAAATTACCTAGATATTCGTTACTCGCATAGCATCCTCCTCGCTCTGCACGCGCACCAATATCGAGTAATGTGATTTTTGCCAAAAGATCCCTTAGACTCCTAGGTAGTTTTTGATCTGTTACGACACGGGGTATCCAGTCGCCGTCTATAATTATATCTTCCACGGTTTTTATTCCTTTTTTACGGTGCGGACATAATTGGGTTACGCACGGCAAAATAGTTTTACCCTACTCTATTGTCGGGACACATGGGATTGGCGCGAAGCCTATTCGGATGGTCCTCGATTCGTTACATGCGACCGTATTGTGAGATGGGTCGTTGTTTAGTTATGTCTCCTAAACGGGTACAAATCTAGATCAAGATCGCAAAAAATGTCAAGAAAAAAAGAGACATAATTTTATTATTAGGTTGGGAGGATTGCCTGTGGGCATCTCACCTCCGCACAGGCTTTTTAGTAACGAATCTCGGAAAGAGAATCTTAAGGTACTGTAAAATATCCAGATAGATTTGGGTACTCTTTTTTAAGTTTCAGTAAATAAATTTTTAATGTAAAAGCTCAAGGTCTTTATCTATATTAGAGATCTGTTGATTTGCTCTTTGTAAAATGGTTTCTCGCTTGTCTGTTAAAAAGTTTTTCAGAAGCATTTTTTCTTTTTGATTGAGCTTAGAACCCAATCGGAATTTTTTATAAACTTCTTTCGGGTCAATATTGTCAGTAGATGAATTGAGTTCTTTTTCCTCCGCTACTGGTCCAGCGATTAGTTTGTAAGCATCTTCTAAATGCGTCAGCATTGACGCATTTATTTGGTCTCTTTTTTCATAGATTCTCATATAACGTTGTGCGGTTCGAATTTTAAAATTGAGATTATTTTCGACCCATGGGATGAATTCTCCATGTTCAAGCTCATCTTTTTTTTTAGTTAAAATCTCGCCGGCTTCAATTGCAAATCGAACCATGTTTTTCCCAGCAGTAAGAATCGATTGATGAAGTCTATTAAGTTCAGTAGCAATATTATCTAAATTAGTTATTTCAAAAGAATTCTCAGCTTTTACGAACCCTGTTCTTTGACCAAGAATTGCATTTTTTTTTCTTTCGTTTTTCATTTTGAAATTTCTTTTCCTAGTTCAAGGAATTGGATAGCCGCGTTCGAATTTGCTTTGATTTTTGTTCCAAGCGTAACCGCATTTTCCAAAGATTCGTTCCGGGATATGTGTGTGGTAGTAATCGGAATTTCAGCACCAATTTCAATTATGTTTTCTGATTTTTTAGGAGATACGTTGGAAGGGACGCATATAAGTTTTGTATTTTTTCCGGCTTTAATGTTGTTACCAATCATCTCATCTAGAATTTCGAACCCTTGGAGAGACCAGCGAGAATAGGAAATCGGACACAAGACGAGATCAGAAACGTAGAGACTAGTCCGTAACTCAAAACAGTCTGCTGGCGGACTGTCTAATATTACGTAATCATAGGGTAGGCCACGTAACGATTTTTCGAAAACGACAACTGAGCCAAAATCGTTATTTAACTCTGAGTTTATGCTTGCGAGTTTTGGGGTGGCAGGAATGCAATCAACACCAAACTCAGTTGGGTAGATTGCATCTTCGATCGGTATTCGTCCGGTCAGGACATGTTTAATATTATTTGCTGAAATCTTTTCGACCGAAATCGCTCTAAGAAAGTAATCTGTAAGATTATTATTTGGGTCCATATCAACAACAAGAACTCTAAAGTCTTGCTGGACAAGGGCTTGGGACAGGAATACATCTATCGTCGTTTTTCCAACGCCGCCTTTCATTGATGCGCTACAAATTATTTTCATTTTGTTAGAAAAAATAAAAACTGTTCCGTGCTTGCAAAGCGTAATTTTATTCCTAAAACAGCCCCATTTTATTGAGTGCAGCAGGACCAAATTTTTTTTAACTTTTTTTACTTTTTAACAAAAAAAGTGATTTACTATTTTAAATCACCATGCGATAATAAATATATCAACGGGTGGCACCCAAAAGCCAAGGTCAAAAACCATGAACACAACTACAATCGAAATCAGCGAATCTTACAAATCCTCAGAACTCCCAGTATATGCTAAGGACAAGGACGGTAGAATTTTACCAGCCCACATCAGTTTAAACGAACACGGAAGAGTGTCCGCATCTCATGACGACGAGATCGACACGAGAGGAATGGATGTTTGGCAAGGCTGTAGGTTGCAGTGGAATATTCCGGTCAATATATCTGGATGGGCTCTTGACCAGTTAATCAAAAATCTAAAACCATTGTTAGAGAGAGTGCACAATGGACATACTGTTGATTATGACGCAAATAACAGTGCTGTTGTAACGTTGTCAGATGATGCTAAAGATGCGAGCAAAGAAATCGAAACAGAGATTTCTGAAATCGGAGAAAGCTGGCTAGTGACAGAGGGGTTGGACGAAGAAGAATAAAATCCAATCCAAACACCGGCCTAAGATAGGCCGGTCATCACAATGATTAGTTACTCAAAAATTCGAACACAAGAGCAGAGCCTGGAACGGCTCTGCTTTGCGTATATTAATGAGGCTTGCGAAAAACACGGAAAACTGTTTCTGTCCAAACAGATAGCGAGCGAACCGTTTATCCAAAAACACGGTAGCGGCGAGGAATACCTGGACATTATGATTGCAAGGTATCGAGAATCAAAGCGACATAAGAAATCTAATATCAATAAATTACTAGAGATTTGCGAGCGTATATCTATATTAGACAATAAGTCTGTATAACAGTAATATGTCTCATTCCTACCACAAGGGATAAAATAGACAGAGTAAATTACTGTTTACAAAACGTTATCAATTTGATAGATTGCGCAATGTATCGCTAACGACAGATTTTATTAACATTTTGTCGTAATAGATTTACCGATACGGACGATAAATAGAGAGAGTCCCGTCTAAACTAAAGAGGGTAGGGGATTGCTGCAAAACAAACACTGGCAGTTCCGTTGTTTTCGAACCTTCGAAAAATTTTATAAAAGTTATAAACTCTAAATATGATTACAGAATCGAATGATCAAGACATGATGAGCCAGATCGAAGACTATCTAAGAATTGGATTATCTGCAAAACATAGAGTAACAAACCAAATTATACATTTTCCGCTCATCCATATAGTCGTCGAGAGTTATGTCAACGATAGTGGACAAAAAACGTTTATTGCAACATGTTTAGAATTTTCGCAGGCGTTTGAGAGCGATAAGCCACAGACTGCTGTAGCAGGTGTGATCAAATTAATGCATGATTATTTTTTAACAGCCTTAAAAAAAGAAGGAATGGAATTTATTTTCGAAGAACTAGAAAAAAATGGTAATGAAATACTTTGGGGCAAAGTTCGAAGATACTTAGCAGAAAAATTTAAATCCAATTTATTATTCGTGGAAAAATCTTTTGATAGAAGAACGACAAAAGCAGAATTGATGGAGCTTGCAAAAGATATTATACAACCTTATGAAGAGAATGAAGTCGTAAGCAAAGACCACCATGAGAAAGTTACTAGCCTTAAAGACGAGACTATTAAAAAACAGAACGAGCTTATATTAAATATTTTGCAGGTATTATCATATAAAACAAAACAAATAAAAGAGCAAAAGAAGAGAATATCAATATTGACAAATGGGCTTGAAGGTGGTTTGGAAGAATGGGCCGAACAAGAGCCTGATATACAAATCCCCGTCCCCTCCTCTGTATCTTAAAATTGATACACGTTAATGGAATATACTTTCGAAGGCGTGTTAAATATTTTAATCAGTCGAGGATATACCATCGATTGGGAAACACCTTATGAAATCTCTGTTATACCTGATGACCTTTGTAAATTAAAAGATATGGGATCAATTATTGCAAAGTATTGGATAAGAGGGACGGAGCAAAAATCTTTAAAATCAACACAAATATCAAACGGTCTTATGACAAAGATGGTTTTATGCAGAACGATTTTGCCGTCGGTGAGAATGAAACTTGAAGACTTTGAATTCGCAAAAGTCATCAAAGAAAAAATATAAAATAATTTATTTCCAAACCTCAACACATCGCATTAAAAAACCCTAATACTTAATATCGCGTGTCAAATGTAGCAAAAGTAAAAGTCGGTTAATTTTTCGAAACTTGCCTCAAGTATACGTCGGATAATCTGAGGCCCGACGATGACTACGTTTAAAAAAAAGATCATAGACCTGCTTTTAGAATTTGCAGAAGAGTTTAAAAAAAATAAGGGATCTGTATTGAATTTATCAGAGAGATTTGCAGATAAGATCATCGATGTTTTTTCGGAAAAAACCGATCAAAAATAGTTCGAAAGGTTTTTCGCTCTTTGTCATCTAACTCTAGCATTTGTTCGACCATTGGCAATAATCCAGACTCTTTGAGCCGCCTCTGAAAAACTCTATCGCGCTCAGTATTAAAAGTTGATTCGACTTGTTTGGGACTGAGTGAATCCAGTAATTCGATCGGAACGAATTTCTCACCATCCCCAAAGATCAACCAAAATGGGGAATAGCCATACTCCTGCATGAGTTTATAGGCAAAATGAAAAGGTATATCACGTTTATCTAATAAATAATTTGAGAATGTTGCAGGGTCAGTTTCACACACCTCCGCCAACTCTTTTGATTTGAGTTTTGTTTCCTCGAGAATAATATTTAATCTTTGTCCTTGTCCTTTATGTCTCATAAATTCTATTATGTCGCTTTAAAAAATCAACAGTTTGTCAATTTTTGAATTGACTATGCAAAAGTTTTGACTCATATTCTGTCCAAAAGTTACGTTTTGTTAATATTATGTTTTCGGCACGGAACAAAGTGAAAGTGAATAAAAAATTTGATATATTTTTAAAGCTGAAACAGAACACTTAACATTTGTGAAGTTACTGGAAATAGGTATGGTTACTGCAATTTTTGTCTCACTATTTGTCTTTTGGCTAGGGATATATGTATATCGCAACTCGTTGCAAAATGAGTCGTCTCAAAAATGGTTTTTGCTTTTTGTAATTTCCGCTGGTGGTTGGATTTTTTTGCTTGGGATGCGCAACATTGTTTTGATGGAGTGGCGTTTGTATTATCACCATTGGACTCTAATCCCAATTTTATTCACACCGCACCTATTTTTTAGATTTGCTAAAAGCATTTTTGATCCCGAATACAAAATGGGTAGTGGGCTGTTTGTAATTAATACGGTGGGGATTGCATATTTTACATATTTGGCTATCACCTGTCAATTTATGGTACACTCTGACGGAATTAATTATGCGTATGAACCCAGACCGCAATATCATTTATATATAATGTATTGCGTTTTGTATTATATAGGCACTTTAATCACTCTATGGATAGACGTTAGGCGTTACAAACAACATAAGATACAGGCTATATTAATCACAATCGGAACGATAATCACTGTGTCTATATCAGTCTTGTTTGTTTATGTGTTGCCAATGATTTTTGGAATATATCTGGCGCCTTACTCGTCGATTGGTGTGGCGATAGCAGGTTTGTTTTTTGCGGCGGCGGCACTTTTGGGTAATGCGTTTAAATTAAATGCGTTAGTTGATTCAGGCGCAAATGTAACAAAATTAAATCGAGTTATTGTAATAGTCGCTGTCGTAATTTACAGATATGTTGATCCCGTTGAATTTTTTAAAAAATCGGAAACAATTTCGGAACAAATCGACAGGACGAGTGATAAACTTTGGGGATTATTCCTCTCGCTATACTTAGATGATGTAGATGTAAAAAATCGGATACGAGAGGCGGCCAAGGAAATAACATTAAAATCTAATTTTTAAAAGCCATTACTTAAAAGTAGGTGACATAAAAAGACTATTATTGTAATATATGCCATAATTTATTTTGTCCTAGCCTTACGATAACATGTGGATAAATTGGTTTAATCTATTATGATGGGCACAATGGCAAATGCTAGAAAACGTAATGCAAGCCGTACATCTGGTGAACGTTTACTTTTTGATTTTCAGAAATCAAAAGAAGAATTAGAACAAGAAGCCTTGGAAAAAGAATATTATGAATATCTTTTTCGCATTGATGCAAAAGTTACACGCTTTGCTTTTGATTCCGTATTAAATAATACTAAATCATCTGGTGCAATTCCACTATTTTACAAAGGCGATTCTACACTTTTGCGTAGACGTGCAGTTTCGATTGTTGGCACCCGCAATCCATCTAAAAAGGGTCGAGAGACCGCTGCAGCAATTACAGAAGCAGTTATAAAACTTGGTTATGTAGTTGTATCGGGTCTTGCTAAGGGCATCGACTCAGTTGCACATTCAACCACTTTAGTCGCCAAGGGCTCAACTATTGCAGTCTTAGGAACGCCGATACATAAAATTTATCCTGCAGAAAATAAATTATTAGCAGAAGAAATTTCAGAAAATGGTCTGATACTATCCATGAATCTACCACATGAAGAGAAAGGGACTTATCTTTTTCCTAGACGAAATAGATTAATGGCATTGATGACCGAAGCGACAATTGTTGTCGAAGCGGGTGAAACTTCTGGAGTAATCCATCAAGCTGCAGAATGCAAGCGGCTGCATAAAAAATTGATTTTTTCTAAATCCCTAGTCGAACAAAAATACGATTGGGTTTCAAAATTTATAAATAGCGGCGCATTAGTCGCAGAAAGTTCGAATCATTTAAAGCAGATTCTTTGAAAGATATTCATGTCTGCGCATTCTTTTAATATCCTTGGTTTATCTTCAGAGTTATCAGTATATGATAAAAACCTAAAATATGGTTATCTTGCCAGATACTTTACCCCAGTCACGAAATCAAAACAAAATCCATTTATGACAGTTGAGGCGTATCGTAAGCAAACGTATTCTCCTAATATATTAAATTACAAAGAAGGAATATCTAAGGCCATAGGCTTTTTTGTTTTTGGAATGAAAAAATTTCTTGATAATATATTAGAGTTACATAATGAAACAAATGCTATTTTAATACCAGTGCCATCTTCAAAAGCAAAAAATGACCCTTTTTATAATAATCAACCAAAGGGTGTTAAATTTGATAGAAACAGAGATGACAGAAATATAATATTCGTAAATCGCATTTGTAAACTTGATAGTAAATATAAATGTGTCGATGCGATTTATCGAGTTACTTCAAAAAAAGAAAAAGAAAGGATTGCTGTTGAAAATTATATAAGTGATTTAGAAATTAGGTATGCCGAGAAGTTGGATGGAAAATGTATCATTCTGATTGACGATATTAAAACTAATGGGATAACTTTTGAAGCATGTTCTAGATTGATCGAAAATCATATTTCATCAGGTCTGTTGATAACTATTGCGATTGGTCAAACTAGATCCCATGAGAGTTTTAAAAATACACCAAATGAAATATTAGAGCCCGATTATTTTTAATAAGATATACACTTGCAAAAACGGTAGAGGGCATGTCTATCTTATTATAGAAAGCTTGCTTGATATTAAATTGACATAAAAAGTATTATTGATATTATCCATTGGCGAGGGCCTCTAACAGGAGACATAATATAGATAATTATTAACAAAATTGGAGCAGTTAAAGTCTTGTAAACTGCTAATCATTTGTTTATTATATAAAAGCTATGCAAACCGTAAAACAAAGTGGCATCCATCCTTATAAACGAGAAGATATTACGTACGTGAGGCCTTCTCCCATTCAGGCTAGTAAATCTGCGATCAGTAATTTCGCCGAAAAAATAGCTCAGAAATTGCAATTCCGACCTGGGAATGCGTTTGATGATGTTATTTTAAGATTAGGTGGCAAAATACACTATCTATATCCGGAGCAATTGGAAGCGACTGAAAGCGGATCAATTTTAGTTCATAAAGTTTGTGATTTCGAAATTTTCTTATCAAGTCTTACTGGTTCTTTGCGTGATCGATTTACAATTGCGCATGAATTGGGACATTATTTTCTCCACTCCGACCAAGGCGAAACGCCGATCCAAGTTGAAAGAAATGGTAGCGATAGGTTGGAATGGGAGGCAAATTGGTTTGCAGCAGCCTTTTTGATGCCTGAGAGTGAAGTGAAGACTTCATGGGAGAAATATAAAAATATAAGTGTTTTATCGACCTATTTCCAGGTCTCCTATTCAGCAATGTCTGTACGTTTACAAAATTTAAGTTTAATATAGTACAATCCAATTGCCGAGTCCTGCTTCAAGCTTGTCTTTGTTTATTAGTATTGATCTAGTTGGTTCGACTGCATTTAAAAATGGATATAGAAAAATAGGGAATGAACAGCCTTGGTTAGATTTCTTTGAATCTTTTTACAGAGAAGTGCCTAATCAATTAAAATCATTTATAGGCGCTGAAAAATCTTACTGTCCAATAATATGGAAAACTGTAGGAGACGAGATCGTTTTCACTTGCAACATTACTAAAAAAGATCAACCTAAAAATATAATATTAGGTTTATATAATACGATAATAAAGTATCATAAAGAATTAGCCTTAAGAGCCTTACCTTTGAAAATTAAAGCTACTGCATGGCTTGTTGGATTTCCTGTAATTAATGCTAAAATTAAAATTGAGGATGGGAGTGGTGTTAGAGATGACTATATTGGTCCAAGTGTTGATATAGGTTTTCGATTAACTAAATATGCAGACTCACGTAATTTAATTCTTTCTGTTGAATTGGCCTACGTATTATCAGATACATTAACTTCTTCCGACGAAGACACCCTATTGGGAGGATTGTTTTTAGAAAAAGAAGAAATTTTAAAGGGGGCATTTAACGGAATCCCTTATCCTATATTCTCGATTAAAATTCAGGATGAATTTGAAAAAAGTCGATTGAATGTTTTTAAGAAAACCAAAGTTGAAAATGTCGATTTAAAGAACTACTGTAAAGAATACATTAAACAAGTTAACGATCCTTATGTTATAGTTCTCCCATATATTATATGTCAAAGCGAAGAACCATATAATATCATTCCAGGAGCGCATGAAGAAGTAATTCAGAATCTTCTAAAAAAAGAAATGGGAGATTATGAAAAGAATCCGAAACCCGAAGGTATCTTAGAAACTGGTGAAGAAAAATTGGAAGTTTCAGACGAGATAAAGAAAATGAATTAGGCCTAACCAGAAAATTTTTTTCTTTATCCCAATTTGAAGAATTATGAAAGATCACTCTTTTACAAAAAGTAATGTTATATTGCCTTTATTTAATATTGCACTGAGGCCAATGCGCGATCTTGATCCAGAGGAATTGGCAATGTATAAAGCATTTATCGAATCTAAGAAAAAAATAATCAAGAAATCAATTTTATAAAATAATCTTTCGACCACCTATTTTAAAAAAGCATAAAGTATTTCTCAAACCAACTCAAACTCTCTTAATTGTAATTTAAATTATGTCACTTTATATAAATTGCAATTAACCAAAACTATTTGACGCCTATGGCATATTTATTTTATTTTGCCAAAACTAAAATTATATGAGGCAAAAGTTAAATGAATATTAACAAAGCTGTAGATAAACAATTTGAGACTAAAAAACTTTCTGAGATCGCTGATTCACCCGTATCTGCTCTACAAGGTTTAAGTGAGGGCGATGCGGAATATCTCCAAAAGGCATTTAATGTAAAGACAGTTAGAGATTTTGCGAATTTAAAATATGTCAAATGGGCTCAATCAATAGTTGCTTTAGCTGACACAGAACAATAACAACTAGGTGAATCTTATATGGCAATTCCTACAAAGACATTTGAAAGAGTCACCTCTGGATTAAAAAAATTTCAACCTATCTTAAATTCTGCAAGAGCAAGAGATGTAAATGAATCTGATACAGTGGTTATAATTACAGATATGCTTTCTGAAGTTTTTGGGTATGATAAATACTCAGAAATTACCACGGAGCATGTTATTAAAAAAACATTCTGTGATTTGGCCATTAAAATAGATGGCAAAGTTAAACTTTTAATTGAGATCAAAGCTATTGGTCTAGAGCTAAAAGATGATCATATAAAACAGGCTGTTGATTACGGCGCAAATGCTGGCATAGAGTGGGTTATATTGACAAACGGAATGATATGGCAAATATACAGAATTACATTTTCTAAGCCCATAGATAAAGAACTCGTGTATGAAATTAATTTTTCGAACATTAATCCGAAGAACGAAAATCATGTAGAACCTGTTTATTATCTTTGTAAAGAGGCACTTGGAAAATCTCTTCTTGACGAGTATCATTCTCAGAAGCAAGCATTAAGTAAATATTATATAGGTCAGATGATATTGACTGAAACGATATTGGATGTAATAAAGAGAGAATTAAAACGACTCACTCCAGGTGTTAAGATTGAGAATGAAGAAATTGAAGAAGTGTTAAAATCTGACATTATCAAAAGAGATGTGTTAGAAGGAGATAAGGCACTGGATGCGAAGAAAAAAATACAGAAAGCTGCTAACACATACCTGAGAAACTCTTCACCTGTTCAGAAAAAAGAAACGATAACAACAAATAATGAGCCAGAAAAGGAACTCCCCAGTCAGGAACCTGCTTCAACTTAATTATTTCTGAGTAAAAAATTCATCACTCGTAATATAATTAAGTACGGGTGATGGAACATTATCGAATCATATAGTTATCTTAATCACTTCACGAACGTTTCAACAATCGTCTTAATTTTCTTTAAGTCGTCTGGCTGTATCTTTACAAGCATCTCTGCAATTTCGCATAACGTAGAATTTTTAATAATCTTACGTGATAGTATGATTCCTTTTTCAATCAGTTTCTTTTCTGCTTCTGTTACATTCGAAGGGGTTGTATTTCTCATGTCGCCTTCGCCTTTAAGTGTCCAGTTCTCCAATATTCCAAACTTATAATATAGAAGTTTAGCAAGAGTTTCAGACACTTCACGTTCTCCTGAGAGAAGATGAGAAACCTGGCCTTTCGAGATTCCGACCTCCCGGGCAAATTCGGTATTATTTAGCCCAGTCGAATCAAGAATTATTTTGAAACGAATGTTTTGATGAATAATTTTTTCTGTTTCCAATGTAAATTTTTGATTGACAATGTTTACATGGTAAACCAGTGTCACCCTAATAGTTATCACTAACGACGCAATTACGGAGAGAATCCTCAGTGAGCGGAAAAATTCAAGGAACAAATAGACCCAATTCGGTTATGTCGCCTGATGAATGGCGGGAATGGATTAAGGGTGAACTTGCGAAGAGACACAAAAACCTCATGAGCATCAAAACTAAAACCGGACTCTCTTACTCTACTGTGCGCGATACACTATCCGGACGTACTTCGAATCCTGCTGTATTGCAGTATCTAAGCGATCTTGGAATCGAACATGGCCGAAATCCCGGGAAGGCGAGATTTCGCAAAGCAAGCTAAGCAATATTACAAAAATATAAAACGCTTCCGTGAGTTCTCAGAACACGGAGACGAGAATGGAAAATTCGCAGAACAAAGAGAACGAGGGAAGATACTTTTGGCAATACGACGCAAACGGCGAACCGCACAAAATGAACAGGCTGATGGCGCAACTACAGTGCCTCTACTTGCGTATGATGATCGATTGGTTTAGGCCACTGGAAGTACGAGAGAAAGTAGTAAGAACTTGAGAGATTTACGGGATATGACGAAGATGGATTTAAGAGATGGCAATAGAAAAAAGAGCAGTGGCAGACGCCATAAAAAGGCGTCGCCAAAACTTGGACACGGAATCGGCGGATCGAGAAATCCTTATAGAATACATTCGTCAATTTGTGGATTCACAGCGCGGCAATCAGAAACTCTTGGCCGAAGCCAGTTCTATTCCTCAAAACAAAATTTCGAGCCTTATACGGGAAAAGAATTTTGCTCCAGGAATGGATTCGATTATAATTTTAGCCGAAGCAATTCAAAAAATCCAGTAAGTGGATTTTATTTACTTGACGAATATCCACGAGGTGGATATATCAGAGCCCGGAGAGTCCGGGAAATGGAAACAGAAGATGGCCGAACAGAAAGAAACGATCGATCAAATCATATCGAGACGCGAGATTTGCCTCGATACATTGGAATCAGATCGAGAGTCGCTCATCGATCACATACGAAAATATGTCGATTCAAAACGAGGGAATCAGGTTCTCCTTGCGAATGCCAGCGGAATTCCACAGAACAAAATTTCAAATCTCATCAGGGGCAATGGATTTCCGCCAGGAATGGAAACAATAGTAGCCCTCGCAAAAACTATCCAAAACATCCAATAACTAAGTATTTTTTACTTGACAAATACTTAGATTCTAAGTATTTCAATCACAACAACTACCCGACCAAAAATAAAAAAGCCCGGCTGCAACCGGGCTCCGAGTTAGACAAAAGTCCAACGACTGACTTCTGTTTATCTCCTCTTTTGTTTGCGGTCAACCAAAAATTTTAGGAGATACCTATGACCCCACATTTCCACCTATCAGACCGCGCCCGAATTGCGCTAGAATGTTTTGAGATCCGCAACGGATACAAACCCAATCACAAGGAGCTGGTTGCGATCTTGCAAAATGAGGGATTTAACCTTGCGACAATTGCATTTTTTATGCAATGCGTCCACACGACTCCCAGGCATTCCGGCGAGGTGTTCGCATGATTGCCTTGAGAAAAATCGGATTGAATCCGATAATGGATGAGAGCCATGTCCAAAAAAGAGACGATAAAACAAATTATCGAACACAGACGGAAGTGTGTGGATTCGGAGCAAGAACACCGCGAAGCGTTGACGGAATATATT